CCCGGCTCCAACGTGGGCACGCCGTCTGGCGCGGGCCTCTACTTGGGAGCCGATTGTCTTGGTTATTACTCCGGCTCAGCCTGGGACGTCTATATAGACAACTCCGGTAACTTCATGTTCAAGGGCGATGCGAATAATTACCTTTCGTGGAACGGAAGCAATCTGACCTTGAGCGTTGATACGGCAAATGCCTTTGTGGTTAAATCCGGTGGAGGTATTAAAATTGAACAGGGTGGCGATATAATTATGGAAGGTAACTCTAGTACGCCATCAAGAGTATATTTTGACACCGGAGGCACTTATGATGTTGTAATGGCTGCAACGGAGCAGGGCAGCGGTGCTTTATGTTTTTACCCCACTACTGGCAATTACGGGCACTTTATTGTTGGTTTGGACGAAGGGTTTTATAGTCAATTATTTTACAGTGTTCAGGTATATAGCCGTGATGAAATATCTTTGTCAACTTATTATGACAATAATAATAAGACCTTATATTATGCTAACTCCGGTGATGGTAATAATATAATTGAGTTAACAAGCCATTCCACAACCGGGTTTGCAGACCTTACGCTCCATGCCTATGAAACTGCTGCCAACAGCTATATAATGTTCAGGCGCAATGTATATGAGAATGGTTCCCGTGTCTATAAATAATATGGCCTATTTGGAAACATTCGATCTCCCGGCTACTTCCTATGGCGGTATATTTTTCGGTACAGCATATAGCAGCGGGGGTCACTATTGCAGGGCAATATGCCACGTTCACGCAGATGGGTCACTGCAACTTGATGGCGATTATATGCAAAATTGGACGTATACTGATTCGGGTAGTTATATGGCTATATACGATAATGGTTCCAATGCTCAACTAAAAAATCGCAACTCAAGCTACACAATGGATGTTTTTGGAGTTTTTCTATACTACTAACGGGAGGGGAGCAATGAGCTTCAAAATCAAGAACCACAAATTAGACACTGTTTTAAAGTCCAAGGGGTTTACCAGGATCACCACAGAATCTTTACCGGCGCGGTTTAGTTATCCACTGGCCTTACTGACGAAACAACTCAGAGAGGCTATGGACGTAATCGGCGACGAACAGCGCAAACTTGCTGAGAAGTATTGCGACCGCGACGACAAAGAAAAGCTAAAGCGGCGACAGGACGGCGGGTATTTTTTCACCGAGCGCCTGGACGAGTTTCAACCGGCGTTTGAAGAGTTGATGAACCAGGAAACCCCTATTAGCGGCAACAAGATAAAGGTAGACCTGGATGCGCTGAACAGCGAACTGGAAAAGCCGCTTACCGCCATGGAGATAGTCGAGCTGTCTTTGATTATCGACTTTGATTTTAACGGAGAAGGAACCCCGAAAAAGAAAAAGGGGAAATAATGTACGTTCCCAAACATTTTGTGCTGGAAGAGTTGTTGCCGCGACAAATCTATTTTGACCTCATGCGCGAGGATAAACTGGATTACGCCTGGGGAATATTTGACGACCGAATATTGTGGACGGCAGACGCGCTCAGGATACGGTACGGCAAAATGATCGTCAATACCTGGAAGTGGGGCGGCTTGAGCCAGTTTAGAGGCTGGCGACCATTCGACTGCAAGGTGGGAGCCGATTGGAGTCAGCACAAATTCGGCAGAGCTTTAGATTTGGTTCCGGCAGAGGTAAGTGTGGAAAAAATTCGCTCCGACATAAAGGCCGAGCCCTTCTTGGAGCACTTTATGTATATCACATGCATAGAGGATAACGTAAGCTGGCTACACTTTGATTGCCGAAACTGGGATAAAATCAAAGACGGTCTTTTAATAGTTTAACAAGTGTGCGCATACATACAAGGAGAGCGTGATGCGATTGGGTAAGGTAAAAATGGGATGCAAGGTTGTTTTGGTCGTACTGATTTTGTGCGGAATGGTCGGCTGCGTTACCCCTGGCGGCATGAAAATACCCACTACGCTAGAGGAAAGTATTGTTGCCTACGTTGCGGCCCGCATGGAGTTTAACGACACGATGAAAGACTATCTGGTTTACAAGCAGATGATGACCCCGGAAAAACAGGCTGATTTGTCTGCGAAAGTAAAACCGGTAGCCAAAACAGTAGACGATGCCTTGGATGCCTGGGGTGAGGCCATAGATGCCGGGCAATTAGGGCTACCGGAACGCGAAACGTGGGCTTCCCACATGAAAACTTTCGTCAACTTGCTTATGACGCTGAACGTCATCGAAGTGAAGGAGTAAACAGTGGCCCCTATAGTTATAACACCGGAACATTTGATGTTGTTTGGCATTCTTATGGGGCGTTTGGCTTCCAAGACCTGGGAAAAGGTTTCTCAAATGTCGGTCGAAGAAGCCATGTCCAAGAAAGCCGAACTGGAAAAAGAAACAGACGAACTGCTAGAACAACTCTAGGAGGATAAGATGGATTGGCTTATTAATTTTCTAGCGAATCCGCTCGCGCTGGACCCGACGCTGGTTCCCTTTGTGACCAAGTTGATTGCGGGGAATGTTATTACAGCCAGCGTGGTGTGGGGCATTTTGAAGTACTGTGCGGTAAAGAGCACGTGGGCCGTGGATGACAAGGTAATCCAGTTTTTGACGGGCATGTTTAAGGCGGCGAAGGATTCGATTCCCCAAAAGGGCAACCAAGAACCTACAGAGCCGATACAGGAGCCCGTAATAGAATATTGCGATCACTGCGGGGCTTTACTGGAGAGTCACGATGACAGCCCGGCAAAAGAATAACGGCAACGGCTGGAAGTTTGTCACGGCAATATTGATTATACTAGGCTTAATGGGAACGATGATTGCCATAAATGCGGGAGCCATCTCAAACCTGAAAGAGTCGCTGCCAAAAGACTACGTTCAGAAAGAACGATTAAAGACGGAAGTGGAATACTTGCGGTGCGAATTAGGTAAGGTTTCAACGGAGCTGAGCAAGATACAGGCTAAGCTGGATACCCTAATCATGCGCGAAGTGTCTGCAATGTCACATGACCGCGACCGTCCCAACTAACCAGATAGGTTTTCTGCCCACAACGCAATTCCTGTATTTTGAATGAGTGAATCGGTGCGACAAAAAACCGGTTCCGCCTCAAAAATTTAATCACCCGGACAGACTGATCCAACTCCAGGCTGGTGGAGACTTCCAAGCCGTCTATGTGGTGCGTTATGGACTGCATAGACGGCTTTTTATCATATATCCACCCAAAGTGTAAACACAAAAAAGGAGCGGTGAATGGGCTTAATCAAATTCACTGACGACGAGCTACTAGAGCACCTTTCGGAGTTGATTGCCAAGTACGGCAGTACGTTGACCAGACGACATTTTGAGGGGTTACCAGAGAGAGAGTATGGCTGGTCTACCTACAAACAAAGATTCGGGTCGTGGAATCAAGCAAAAGAGCTTGCCTTGATATACGAAGCCAAATCGAAAAAAGCCAAGCCAAAAAAGGGAGACATAGTAAAGAAGAAATTCGACAGGGAATCCGGCACGGTCACCACGGTTTCGGGGCGTATCAAAACCCTAGAGGAAGCCCTGACAAAGGGCGAAGTTGATATAAACCAATGGGAAGTCGAACGGTACGTTATCAATTCGTGGGAAGTGGGAGCGAAGCTCCCCAGCGGTACGGTAGTTGTCGAGCCGCTGTGGCAAGTAAAGGTGTGGTTAAAGCGACGCGTACCAGACGTGACCGATCTTGCTATCCGCAATCTCATAAAAGACATACCGAAGTGGAAACCCGTAAAACCCCGGAAGCGTTTGCCGGAGAGCGATTTTGCCCTGGAGATGGCTTTGTTTGACGCCCATTTCGGCAAGTTGGCCTGGAAAAAGGAAGTTGAACAGGGCGACTACGATCTTGACATAGCCGAACAGTTTTACATGGAATCCGCCGAACAAAACCTTACACACGCCGGAAATTATCCGATCAGCAAGATTTTTTACATACTCGGACAAGACTTAATGCACGTCGAGAATTACCAGGGGCAAACCCCTATCGGCGGACACAAATTAGACGTGGATTCCCGATTGCCGAAAGTTTACACCGTAGCCAAACGTGCGGTGCTGCGAAGCATAGAAATGTGCCTAGAGGTTGCCCCGGTGGAAGTTTTGTGGATTCCAGGCAATCACGATATGCACGCGAGTTTTTACCTGTCTGAAGTGGTCAAAGAACGGTTCCGCGACGATAAATTTGTCACGGTAGACAATTCGCCACCCTGGCGCAAGGCGAGGCTTTGGGGAAACCTACTTGTGGCCTATACGCACGATGCGAGTCGCAGAACTGTAAGTATAGTAAATATGCTGCCGCAATTCTGGCCTGAGTTGTGGGGCAAGTCGAAATTCCGAGAGTGGCACGTCGGCCACAAACACAAGAAAGAAGAGTTGAAATTCCATCCTACACTCACCGTGGGCGGGGTTATTATTCGACAAATCCCGACGTTAAGCACGATAGACGCGTGGCATTATCAAGAGGGATTTGTAGACGCCGTTCCAGCCGGTGAGAGTTTTATTTGGACTAAGGATCACGGTATCTGCGGACAGTACACAGCCTACGTGGGCGAATAGGGGGAGCGATGCGAGTTTATTTGTCTGGCGGAATGAGAACCAACTGGCAAGAAAAAGTAAAACGGGCATGCCCCGACCTACGGTTTGCTGATCCCATGCTGAATGGCGGCAAGATCATGGCAGAATATGGAACCTGGGATATGCACGCTGTAAAAAAATGCGACATAGTGTTTACCTATATGGAAAGAACAAATCCGTGTGGAGCCGGGCTCGCCGCTGAAACGGGCTATGCCAGAGGTTTGGGAAAAACCATTATTCTGGTTTTAGAAAAAGATAACGAACATGTGCCCGACCGCTATTTATTATGGCTGGCCAAGATGGCCGACATAACCTTTGACAACCTGGATGACGGCATAGCTTATCTGCAAAAATATCAAGGCATGTTCGTATGACACATGAACAGGCATCACGCTACCTACACAGAATATACCGGGTGCTTGGCAGCAACGAAGTCGCTATAGTATTCAAGCGAATGAAGCGGTTTTCTGGCATGTGTGAGGGCGACCGTATCCTAATTGATCCTACCAGCGAAATCCTACCTGTATTGATACATGAGTTCCTGCATTACTTCTATCCAGACGAAGAGAACCACCCTACCATTGACGCGCTAGAAAATGAGATAGTGAGCCAGCTAACAGTTAAACAGTGGAGAAACCTGTTAATTCGGCTAGCCTATGCACTCCGCCGGTGTGATAAGTGTGGATCGCAGCTTCCATTATAGGTTGCTCTTGTAGACTGCGCGCCAGCAATTTTTTATACGATATTTTTTAGTTATTTTAACGCATATATGAGTTAGAAGGTTTTGCAACATTTTTCGCAACACTTTGTTGCAATATTGTTGAACATTTTTAAGTTGCTAAAATTGTTATAATTTCAAGTTCTTCCATTGGCACGCTTTTTGCTAGGTGCAACATTTTTGATGCAACAAAATGTTGCAAATTCTGTGTTGCAGCGCGCTATAGCGTACAACATCTGTAGCATTTCTGCTAACATCTCAAAATCATTACATAACATTTTTGTTATTTTTTTTCCATTGTGGTATGTATGCGCACACTTCTTGCACTACCTATTATCAAACATTAACCCACACAGAAAAGGACGAGGCCAGGGATAAAGGGAAGCAACGGTACTTAACCTGGCATAAAATAAGGAAGAGGCAAACTTCAAAACGCGAACTCTTCGGGCGAGTACAGGGAGGCAAAGCATCACAAAGTCCTTCCAGCGAAAGCGAGAGCCGGGACGGCAAGGAAAGCCCACCACCACCTCAAAACTCCAGCCAGCCAAATCCTTCAGCAGCCTGGGAAGCTGGTAAAGACCCCCAGCCTTTTACGGTTAGGCTTATTTGAACCGAGTCCGATGATAACCACACCGGGAAAGACGATCCAACTCCAGCCAGGAGAAGGAGCCTTTCATAAGGTAGTCGATCCCACTCATCGGGAAGGGATAGGACATCAAGTCGCCCCAGACGAGGTTATTTTCAGTTCGACCCGAAATGCAACGGAACTGTAGCCGCGAGGCTCAAAATCTTTTGGACGTTTGAGGGGGAGCATGATTCCTTTCAAATACATGATGGCGTTCCTATTTGGGTGCAGGGACAATTAGGAAAGACTATGACTGGAAACGGCCATTGTTCGTACTAGGGCTTATGGACACAGTAGGCGGTGGAACCGCTGAGAAACAGAGAGTCCCAACCTTAGCTGGTTGGCAGACCCTAGCTGAACGCGATTGCACTTGAAAAAGGAGATCATGTATTTGACAGGGATCGTGTTCTTTCCTGAACCGTTCAAAAAAGGAGAAAAGCATGAAAGCGAAGAAATGCTGCCATTGCAGCAAAGAGATAGTAGGAGAACCCTTCAAGGAGTTTACGAGGGAGACTTATTACCATAACTATCATCGCACCCACGTCAAGAAAACGTACTGGCACGAGCATTGTTGGTATGAAGTGGAGAAAATCAATGAGCAAGTGAGAGAGGATTCCCTGAAAGAGCTTAGAGAGTTGGCGAAAAAACTTGGCGTCGAGATCACGGTTTAAGGAGAAAAGCATGAAAACAGTCAGAGTAGAGTTTGATTTTACAGAAAGAATAGTCTCAGCGAATACTCACCTTACAGACAAGCTGGAAGACGGTGACATTCTTTACGATACCGTAACCGGAAATGGTCGCAAGATCATAATGATCGCCGAAGACGAAAACGGGAACCTCAAAATTTACACCGAGCCAGCGACAGTAATTAAGCTGTAGAAAGGAGCAGATCATGTTTAGGATCGAAAGTATATGGAACAAAAACTGGGAGATTACGATCGACCAGGAGAATTTAATAGTTGAGGCTGCTCAGACGGTTCCTGGCCGCGTTTGCGCGGTTCGGACGTTCAAGGCCAAAACTATCCGGCAAGCATGGTTTGCATACTTCAACCCACGAAAGGTTGAGGGCTTGCTGAAAGAAGGCTACTAGACGCTTTTCCGAAAGGCTGGAGCAAATGTTCCAGCCCAAGGTGAAGGTTTAGCGGGCAATGTCACTCCCAATGGTTGCGATAGTACCAACGGCGGTGGTTGCCTGGGGGAGTCAACTTAGGGGGAATCGTGGCAGAGTAGGTGGACGAGCTTAATAGCCGTCGCAACTGAAGGCGTCAAGGTTCAACCGCAAGAGCAAGAAGGGGGAGAAAATGAAGGTAACAATGATGGACGTGCTGATTCGGCCCCACTTGCTGAAGTTGGGGGCGGAGATGTACACAACTAATCGGATTCGCAGAGTCGCCGAAGAGGTTGGAATCAAACCTAAACCGCAGCCGGAAAAACCCAAGACGGTTTGGGAGTTGCTGGAAGAGCAACGAGTTAGAAACGAGCAAGGGAATTGGTATCCGGCCAGCAATGGTACGGAGACACCTTTTCGCACACGGACCGGACGGCGGTTGCTTTACTGCTACCAGCCGACCACCGGACGGCACGCTTACTTGGATTTGGATACGGACTTGATCCTGTCCAACGAAGAGGCAGAGAAGGCGCTGGCTCTCTATTAAGTGTGCGCACAAAAACCAAGGCTGGAGCAGTTGAAGATGTTCCAGCCCACATTGGAGCCGATCAGCATACGGAAAGTAGGCCAAGAGGACGTAATCGCCATGAGCCACCCGATTTCACATAGTCGTTAACCGTCCGAATGGACGCCTAAAGCTATCACTGATCTTGGGTCTGACCGGGAAACCCGCGAGGCAAACAGGGAACGGCAAAACTGCTGGATATGCGTGGACTTGGGAACGGCTAGGACGCAGTTGATCGGTTGCAATGTGTAACTTTTCTCCAGACAAACCGTGTAAGTCGGCAATAAAGAGTGATTCTGACCCTAGACCGTGAGAGTCGGTTAAAGAAGATAGCGACTTGTCTGGAGAATTTAACATGAGGGGGGATAAAATGAAACGTATAAGAAACGAGAAAGTGGTATGCCTGTTAATGGCATACGCGATTTTCTTGGTGACTATGGCGATTGCTCGGCCAGAGGGTAACCCTAGGCTTGTTGGTTGTTGGAATGCTGCTGAGTGGGAAGAGTCTGTTAGGCAGACAACTTATACTCACAACGTCGCAACCGAGCATGCGCACAAAGCCTATGAATTTCTTCGGTACGAATGGCTGACAACGCTAGAAGTTGCCAAGAGATTGGAAGAGGTTGGCTCTCAGGACCAGCCTATTTACGAACACACACTTGAAACCCTGGAGCAACTCCAGAGCCATGGGCTGACCTTATTTTTTGAGAGCCGTGATTACGAGGATTACAACTACGAGGCCCATATTGAGGCCGAGAAAATGAAAGTGAGGGAGATATGAATTGGATCGCCTATTGTACTACTTGTGGCAAGGTTTTAGAAAACTGTCCCAATGGGCATTTTGTTGAAGGTGCTGCCAGGGTGCATATAAAAAACCCTGAGCATACCTATGAACACCAGGTGATAGTCGGCTATCTTTACAACGTAGAAAAGGAGAAAGCATAATGGCTTACGATTCATCAAAAGACGTAGAGTTAGGCAGTTGGAGCCTTGACGGCAAGCACAATACCTTAGAGGTTGCCGTCATGCAGTACAACGGGGGCGAGGCAAAGGTGTCGCTGCAACGGTTTTTCGTAAAGAAAAACGGAGACAGGCAGTGGACGAAACTTGGCAGGCTAACCATGGACGAGTACCTGTGGTTGATCGAGCTGAAACCTGAAATTCAGAAGGCGATCAGGGAGTCTGTATGAAAAAAGTTAAATGCCCGCATTGCGGAAAGTCGGCAATGCAAAGAAAGCTCAGGGATGGTTCCGTAGAGTTTTTGCATGGCAAGGTTGACACGCAAGGTTTTATTCCAGTGTTTTTGGTGGACAAGACCTGCGTAACCAAAACGAGCAAGGGACCAGAGAGGTTGTCTCGGTATTTCCCAATGTAAACCCTGCCACGATGGGCCGGAGCTTATCCGGCCCATGTGAGAGTGTTTACTTTTTACCTTAATAAAAAGGGGGATAAAATGAACGAATCACAACTGAGAGGAATGAGGGAAATGGCTAGAATCATGCAGAAGCCTAGCAAGTCAAAAACAAAGGAACTTATCACCGACTTGCTTAGCGAGATTTCAATTTCTGTCACTGATCTCGCCACCGATCCGGCATATTTGGATTTGCTGGAAGCAACCCTGGTCAAAATCAACCGTGTTAAGTACTACGTGGACACGAGGCTGTAGGGGGAGCAATGAACACAAACATCAAGCCGCTCTTTCCTGGCGAAGTGGAAGAGTGGGAAGGCAAGGTGTGGCACCACCACGAGAAATACCAAGCCTGTCCGGACTGCGATGTTGATCTGAATGATGACAGGTATTGTTCGGCGTGTGGGACCACATGGGACGATGAATTGATGTATCCGGCTACACCGCTCAAGTGCAAGTGTGGTGGAAAAAGATTTCATACAGCACATTGTACGAGTGTGCTCACAGATACAAGAAAGGAGTAGTAATGGACGAGAGAGAAAAGGCTTTGGCTTTGTTCAGTAGTATGCGGGGGCAGTACATTATTTCCCAGGCGTTGTTTCTGGCCCATCGGGAGCTGAAAGACGCAGAGCCTTCAAATGCAGCGGACATGAAGTTGCTGCACGATGAATTGTTTCCGATTTTCAACGACTACCTGTTTTCGGCCATGACGGCTGCGCACAAACAGAAAGGTTAAGGCTCTGAAGGGGGATTTGACCTGAAAATGGTCGAATCCTCGCCTTGAGGGGTTAACCAGAAAAAAAATGGATCACGTATAGCGCGCATAAACCGACTTTTTGGCCCACCGAATACAAATACACCTAACCGAAAGAAATCTCGCAGCACAGGGGCGATTTGTGATCCATGCTTTATCAATCATTTCATGTGCTTAGGCAGAAAGGGGGGATAAAAATGAGTGTAAAGACAAGATTGCAACATTATCTCCACCCTATGCACCTGTGGGATTTTTTCGGTGGTAGGTGGACGAAACTGTGGCGGGCTTACGAGTATCGGGTATGGCAACGATACTTTCGGCCCAGGTTAAGGAGTTGACCATGGAACATGTAACTTTTGAATGCACGCCCGAAAGCCTTGTGGCGTGTGGATATATGGGGGTCGCCTACATGATCGCATTGGCTGGCATCTTTAGCTTTAAATACAATCTTGGCGAAAGGTTGTATGGGTATATGTTCTGCCGTGAATGGGCTACAGAGGTCAAACATGCGATATGTGCGGTGACCGCCATATTGACATTTTATTATGTGTTGGTCTAGCTTTTTTGTTATTTTCGTATTGACATTTGCTAACAAATTTGCTAGAATAAGCATTTCAAATCATACCAAGAAAGGGGGAAGAATAGTGAGCCATGTTACACCTATAGAAATCGAAATCAAGGACTTGGAAGCGGTGAAAGCCATGTGTACCCGCATGGGCTGGCGGTTTATGGAAAGCCAGCATTCCTATAAATGGTACGGACGCTTCATGCGTGACTATCCGTTGCCGGAGGGTTTTACCGAGGCTGACCTTGGCAAGTGCGACCATGCGATTCGCATTCCTGGGGCAAGTTACGAGATCGGCCTGGTTAAGCGCGGGAATCAATATATCCCGTTGTTTGACTTTTGGTCTTCAGGCGGATTGGAAAAGGCACTTGGCGGGTCAAAGGCTCCGCTGTTTAAGCAGATGTACGGAGTCGAAGCCGCCAAACGCATAGCAAAAAAGAAAGGCTTCAAGGTTGTCGAGAAGCGAGAGAAAGGAGCGATCAAGTTATGGCTAAAGAAATAGAGTTGACCTTTTTCGACGACGGCAATTCTCAAGTTGAAGCCCACGGCTATAGTGGTAAGGGCTGCAAGGCCGCGACGGAAGAGATCGAAAAGTTGCTTGGCAAGTCCGGTTTTATGAAGAAGAAAAAGGAATATTTCAAAGGTCTAGTCAAGGGTGCGCAAACACGCTTAACAGCAAGGGGGTAGAAATGAGCGACGAATGTATTCACAGACATGACTGTTCGATAATAGCAACCAGAGGCACTTGCGATGCTGAAGGTTGCGAGCGGTTCAGCCCTAAACTGCATGGCAACAACGACAAACCGCAGAACGTAACCCGGTCGCGAATGAAAGACTTGGTTACGATTTTTGAGGAAGTTACCTTGGAGGAAGCCGATGAATTTGGAGCTTATCTTTACCGATGACGGTCGATCCATTTTTAATTGGTGGACCGAGGAAGTTGTGGAGATCGTGGACGAATTGGGTAGCGGGGATGAATCGGTTGAAAATCCATGGTGCGGCTAGCGTGCGCACAAACACTTATCGAAGCTCACAGATCAAAAGGAGGTAGGCAACCATCTTATAGGACAATCTGTGGGCTTTAGTAATTGTTTGTGTAAAGGAGGTGAAATAATTGCTGGAGAAGTTGGAAAAGAAACTTCGTAGGTTGGAGAAAAAGTACGACAAAGCTAAGGGGCCGATTGAGCGGGCCAGGATAGCCAAGTCCGCCGAATCGGTAATTAGAAAGATGGACAAAATAAGGGGGAAAGTATGAGCGAAATCAAGGGGGAGATCGGCAACTTGCTACGTGCGAGGGCTGGCGCCCTTTGGCTCCAGACAAACGAAGAGTTTAGAGCCAAACGTACCGTGGCGGAGGTTGCCGCAGAACTGAAATTCAACCTCAAGGTTTGGAGCGCCGCAAGGGGGCTTTATACCTACGGCACGAATGAGGTTGACGAGGACACGGTAGAAGTACCGCGATCCGTCTTTCATGGCATGAAAGAGGACAAGGCGCGGACGATTTACCTTTTGCTGGATTTTGGTATCTGGCTAAACCTGGATCGTTCGGAAGACGCACCGGTACTTCAAAGAATGCTAAGAGAGGAACTGGAACGTATTTCCGAATTGCCGAGAGAGGTGGCGAAAGCGATTGTGATTATAGATCGCAGCGCAAGTCCCGACATTCCCGGTGTGGTTCCGGTTGATTTTCCTCTGCCAACAAAAACGGAGCTGTCTTCGATAGTTGATGACATGCTCCAAACATTGCCGGAGGCGATTGCCGACGATGTGACCAAAAACGGCAAGAAGGACGATATAGTCCAGGCACTTGCCGGTCTTGAGGCGGAATCGGCGTCTGTGGCAATAGCACGATCTATTGTTGCCGAGAAAACGATAGACCCGAAATTGTTGGTACAGAGCAAGCGTCAGCTTATCGGGCGAGAGGGGGTTGTATCCTGGTTTGAGCCGGAACCGATGGGTCTGGACGGTTTGGGTGGTTTGGAGAATCTGGTGGAGTGGTTTCAAAGACTTACCAGGGCGTTGTCTCCGGCTGCTGAAAAGTACGGCAGACCTAAACCGAAAGGCGCGTTGTTTGTCGGCCCCGGTGGTACTGGCAAATCTTACAGTTGTCAGTGTGGGGCTACGGCGGCAAACATTCCAATGCTGGAAACGGGAAACTTGGAAGGTTCGTTGGTAGGTGAAACCGCAGACCGCGTTAAGAAAGCCTTCAGGCAGGCACGGGCGGTAACCCCTTGCATGCTGCGCATTGACGAAATCGAGAAAATGTTGGGCGGAGCGGGAACCGATCTAAGTGGTTCAACACAGAAGATGCTCGGTACTCTTTTGACGGAAATGCAGGAAGACAAAAGCGGGGTGTTTGTGGTTGCGACCTGTAATGATCCCACTGCATTGAGCGGGCCACTGCTCAGGCGGTTTGACAAAATCTTCTGGCTCGACATTCCGCATCTGGACGAATGCGTCCAGATATTTGAAGTGATGAAAAAGAAGTACAAGCCGTTGAAAAACATCGCTCCGGACAAACTGGCAAAACCGGCGTCGGAACGAAAACTGACCGGGGCTGAAATCGAAAAGGCGTGCATAGAGGCTATGGATATTGCCTTCAATGATGGCGAGAGGCCAGTTGAGGACGACGATATTCTCGCAACTATTCCTGAGATTCAGCCGGTAGCCGAGGCTGATGCCCACAATATTAAGGTATGGAGAGAGTGGGCTAAGAAGGTTGGAGCCAAAAATGCTAGCAAGGTGCGTAAAGTACGGTGGGCCGGAGACAAAGAGGCAAAAGGCCGTAGGCAAGTGGAAATTGATTAAAACGACTGTGCTCACAATCGCCTTTATTTTGAGTGCCGCAGAGACAGTTTATTGCCCGTGCTGGCAGACGATGGCGAATTTCAACACGGGTAGCTGGTATCTTAAAATTAAGGTGATTGAGCACCGTCACGGAACAGAAACACGGGAGATTTGGTATTGGAAAGAAAGTTCCCACTTAGGAAGGTGAAAGGAATCCCATTTGTTAGGCGAGTATTTCTGTATGGGCAGATTGAAAGTTTAGCAATCTTAGTAGCTGGGCCTACAAAAGTGGTTCGGGTCCACGGTGGGAGTTTAAAGCTTTACCACTTAGCTCTGGCCAAAACGTACCAGACAACCAGGGGAAGGTAAGCCAGAGCTAGGGAGCAAGGCTTTAACGAAAGGAGGTGTTAAATTGAAAGGATTTGAACGAGTAAATCTGGATTTGTTCGATAAGCCGAAACCCAAACTTGCCCTGCGTGTGATTACTCCCACCGAAATTGACGACTCGGACTTGGAAATCAAGATACCCGATTACTCCAAGGCAAGATCGACAAGGGAGCGACACCTTATGGCAATGGCTTTTGTGTATCAGAACCGCGTGTTTTTAGACATACTAGAAGAGGAAAGGGGGATTAAGTATGAGACAACTCAAACCTAGCTTTATCATCGTCGGCGACGTTGCTGTGCGCGGGGGCGTGCAGTACACGGTCAACAATCCCGACGAATGGGAAGAGGGCAGCGAGCACCACAAGAGGTGGGAAACGCATCGCACGATTTTCGATCCGGAAGAGTATAATTCGGGTCGTGCTACAAAGGCTCGCTTGCAGCGCCAACTCAATGAAGTATGCACACGGTCGGCAATCGGCCTTATCTGTCCTTACGAGTTTGAGGACAGATACCGAGAGATCGTAGAGTCAATCAAATCCGAGATTAAGGATTGGAATGATATAGCCAAGACCTGTAAGCTATCGTTCTATCCGGTCGAGTTTGAGATTGAGGGCGCAAACCAAAAGGTAGCCGAGGCGTTAATGCGGCAGTTGATTGAATTAATGGAAGACTTGCGGGAAGCTTTGAACAAGGGCGACTTCAAAGAGGTTCGCAACCTACTTCGCAACAAAAAAGGATTTTCGGAAATCCTGCCGGACGACCTGGGTCAGGATTTACGCGAAGCCCTGGAGTCGGCACGAGAACAGGCAAAGGAACTCGCGAAGCAGGCCCGCGAGAATGCCGACCAATTTGAATTGGTACAACGGGCCGTGGATACGAGCAAGGTGTCTCTGGCGAGGCTGGCTTTTGTCGAGTATGCGGACGAAGTGACTGAGGTGATCGAAACGCCAAAGGTAAGCAATCGGCTGGCTGCGGTAGGAGCGGAGGTATAATTTTTTGGGTGTCGGTAGCTCAGTGGTTAGAGCATGTGGCTGTGGCCCATAAGACAACGGTTCGACTCCGTTCCGACACCCCAGCAAACAATAGGGGGAGCTATGAAAAAGACAATAATCATCTCCGCCGTTTTTCTTGTCGCGTGTGCATCCACGCCGAGCCAAGAGAAAACTTACGATGTGTGGGAGAGTCCCGGCAAGGAAGACCGGGGCACTCTCCCGGCATATCGGGTGAAGGAAATGCCTAACGGCGAAGTGCGCGTGTATGAATACGGCGATCCGTTTGAGTACAAGTACCGCGTAACTCCAAACGGTAGGATTTACAAAAAGGGCGATCCATTTGAAAGGAAGGGGGAGAAGAGGTGAAATGTAAATACACGACGGCAATTCACGCCAAAAGACTAAAGCAGATGTTGAAAAGGAAAGACCCGTGCGCCTGCTGTCCGGCGGCACCGTATTTTGACGAAAACAAACCTAGTCGCATAATGTGGAGCGATAAACCCAATCCCTGCCGAATATGCCTAGATTTTGTCGGGCTTACCCACGAGACAGGCTCACGTTGCCCGTGTTTTATTTTGGACGAAAGGGCAATCATCGAAACCCTCAAAGCATTGGAACGGTGGGAGAAATCAAATGAACGAAGTTAAAGCCTGGGACGGCGAGATGTGGAAAGTGGGCGAAAAGGTCGGCTACAAAGATATAAACCTTATGGAGTACGAGGGTGTAATTGTCGGATTTATTTCTGCGAATATGTGCAACGTGAAATGGACTAGACCGACCTTTCTTTTGGGCATCAATCCTTCACTGGAGTATATTCCGAATTTGCGGAGGTTGAAATGAAAGTAGGCTTTACCGGTACTCGCAAAGGTATGACCATGAGACAACAACGCACTGTAGAGCGAGCACTGCACTTTTTGGGTGTGACCGAATTGCACCATGGCGATTGTTGGGGGGCTGACGAGGAAGCAGATTGGCTTGCCAGGACAAACAACATCAAGAGGGTGATTCATCCACCAAAAGACCCCAAGAATCGAGCCTTCTGCGACGCCGAAGTAGTGTTAGACGAAAAAGATTATCTTGAACGCAACCACGATATAGTAGACGCTGGGCGCATTTTGATAGCGGCTCCAGGTTCTCTGCACGAGATCACCAGAAGTGGCACCTGGGCAACAATTCGCTACGCCGAAAGGAAGGGCGTTCCGGTAATTTTAGTGAGGCCATAATTATCTGAGCGTCCATTTGTTTGGGCCAGGTAGAGAAAGCAAACCGGAGATATTCCAAGCGAATTGAAGGAAGATTAGAATCCTTCACTCTAGCCGCCCGAAATGGTGGCTACAGTAATCGGTTCTAATTGCCGATAATCAATGTAAACAGGGGATGAAATATGGCAATTTTAGCAAGCACTAATGCACACGAACGGTCCACCGTATGTGTGCAATAGTGCCAAGGGGGAAACGCATGGAATTTAGAGAACACATCAGAACAATGCTCAAGGACGAAATGGATATGCTGCAAGAGCCTGGGGCCGGGTATGAAGATGTGGATAAAGTTGAAATGTGGGAGATAGTTGAAAGGCATATTCTTTCCGATTTGGGTGAGGCCGTCAATGAGGAAATCTTGCAACTTCAAAATTTTCTAAATGAGGGGGAGGAATGATCTCATACGATCTCTGGCAAAACGAACTCAACCGCTGGAGCTACATGGGCACGGGTAAGCTGCGGACGCGGTTGAATCGTATAACCAAGCCAGACAAATTAGCAGCGTTTATGAAGATGGCGCGGGAGCGCGGGGAGCGCAACTTGCTTGCCGCTGCGCATGTGCGTTCAGAAAAATTAGGTTTAGATTACCTCAAGTCACTTTATCCGATTAAATACAAACCAATACCAACACAAGAAATGCGAAACCCTCAAACGAACTTACAGCAACCGAAAAAGGCAAGACCGAATAGACCGCCGCCACAGAGTACGCCATCGGAGATGCGCGCTAAGGGCTACGAATACAATGTGGCCGAAAAGCGCTGGCAAAAAAAGAAAGACAAGTGTGTCATTGGTTCCAAGATGACAACCGCGAGAGTGGTGGAGGTGGATTGATGAAGGTAAAAAAGGAATACCTAGAATTGTGCTATACGCGCCCAACCAAGCCGCATCCAGGCGGAGGTGTGACGAACGAACCGTATACGATCGTGTACGATTATGACATGGAGAAATTGTGCGGCGATACATATACTGGAGCGCATTTTCTTTCGGTACTGAATTTTGCATGGAAAAACGGATTCCCCTGGTCGATCAGTAGGTGGCACGAAGTTAACACACTAAGGTCGCCGTCAATAGCCAGGAGAATTGTGGAGGTGGATTGATGCTGATGCCGTGGGGGAAATTTAAGGGCAAAGACATAGAGGAAATCCCGTCGGGCTACCTGAAGTGGCTGGCCGAGAACTGCGAGGACGACGATATAGCCACAGCCGCCGACGAGGAATATCGGTGGCGAACCGATTGGAACAAACACTTTTGGGAGCAGGCATTATGAACGTGCGCAAACACGCCAAAGTAATAGACCTTGCAGCGTACCGCCGGAAGAAAATTCTAGAGCGGGAGTTGAAGAAACTTAGGGCCGAAGGATGGATCATCTGTCGGCAAGAAGAGGGGGAGAAATGAGAACTTACTATGTAGCCTATACCGAAAGGGTGATGTTCACCTATCGGGTGAGGGCGCGAGATTTTGAGGAAGCCAAGCACCTTGTCATAATGGACGGCTGCGGCGAGGAAGTATTTCATGATTCTGACGGCATAGTTGAGGGTTCCATCGAGGATTTGACCCACATATATGAGGAGGTTGCGGAATGAAACATACACCAGGACCGTGGAAAGCCCACCAAGACCCATACGCTAAAATATGGTTAGTAGATATGGGGAACGAAAAATGGCGACAGTTTTACAAACAACAAACAATATTTACAGAAGGCAATGCCAAACTAATCGCAGCAGCACCGGAATTGTTGGAAGTCATACAAGATTTTTTGGCAGCGAAAAATAAAGATGAAATGCACCACGCAATGGTACGTATGGAAGAAGCAATCGCCAAGGCAACACAAGGGGGGGAGAAATGAACAAGTACCTTGAAATGATGTACGAGAGAGCAGAAAGTAAAATGCTGGTCGGTATTTGCCCCTTCTGCGATGCCGACTCTGAAATGGAAAGTTGGGTTGTCGCTAATTTTCAGGCTTGCAAGCCAGTAAATTATCCTTGCGCATGGGCTACTTGTATATTTTGTCCGCACGCCGAGTATGCGAATCTGCCCTTTATGATGGACGGGGATGGCGAAGTAACTATGGATGATACCGAAGAGGGTTGCACTATGGCCGGTAGGCGTGCGTGGCGCAAATACCGAGACTTTTTCAATGAAGAATCGGAAACACCGTAATTTCACCCGTTCGCACGTCAATTTCCACCCGGTCTATGAGAATGGAGAGAATCCTTTTCATGGTAACCCGGTCGAAATTGGCGTTGCGGATAGAGGTTACCTTGTCGGCGACTACTTCATGGTTGTAAATTTCCGCTTCCGCCTTTCTCAACTGTACGCCGGTGGCGTCCAGGCGTTGCGACAATTCACGCTTGGACTCTTCAAGTTCAAGGACTTTTTTCTTAATAAGATGCCTGTCCTTGGAATTGAAGAGGTCGAGAAGATTGTCTTGCTTAACTGAGAGGTCGTCTATTTTGGATTCTAGAATTTCGTATTGCTCTACGAGTCGGCTCTTTCTGTGTTGGACGTGCTTTGATATGGCGGTGGCATTTATGTCGTGCGACCGGAAAAATTCCAGGACGGCCTCTTCTAGCGGCTCGCGTTTGATGGATTTCCGGATGCATGTATCACAGTGGTCGTGGGAGCGTGTATGGAATTGACAACGGTATCGCGCAGTATCCCGGTCTTTGCGGTACTGACCCGCCCAGGAACTTCCGCAGGGTTTGGCGACGACAAGTCCGGACAAGAGAAACCTGTCATCGTCGTAAACCCTGGTGGCTGCGGTACGACCTTTGATGACGGTTTGCGTGCGTTCCCACACCTGGCGGTCGATTATGCCGATGTGATCCGACGGGAGTACCTCACCGCCATGCCTTTGAAAGCTGCGGTTTTCCCTGGCAGGATCGGCGATGTAATGGACGGATTTCAACATGCGCAAAATTTGCTGGTGGTTCCAGAGTTTCCCGCCGGTAGTTTTGATGCCTTGAGCATTGAGCCAATCTGCTATCTTGCGAGCGCCTTGATAGTTGAGGGCTCGGTTGTATATCTCTTTGACAATTTCCGCGTCTTTGTTGGGCTTGAGCCGTTTGTGCTCACGGTCGAGTTCAAAACCGAAAGAAACCCAGCCGCCCGTCCAGCGCTGCTTTTTGGCGAGCTTGTTCATGGCATCAGTAACCCGGAGCGAAATAACGTCGGATTCGTATTCGGCAAAAGAAACGAGCATAGTGCGGAACAGGCGTCCCATGGCGGTTTGTGTATCGACATTCTCTGTTACCGATACTATGCCGACGCCGTTCTTTTCAAACTCTTCACTCAGAGACAAAAAATCTCTGACACGACGGGAAAAACGATCGAGCCGGTAGACGCATACTTTGTCTATACTGTTTTCGGAAACTACCCTTCGCAGGGCGTTGAGGCCGGGGCGAGACAGCGACCGCCCCGTTTTGCCTATATCAACAAAGGTGTTGGTAAGCTCCCATCCCTGGGATTTGATGTAATTCTCGGTGGCGTCCCTTTGTACTTCAGGGCTTACAGAAATATCGCCGCGTTCCTCGGATTGTCGGACGTAAACTGCGGTTTTCATTTAGCCAGCCAGATTGATGGGAGCGGAGAAGTGAGGGTCGTCGTCATCCTCGCTGTCCAGTTTTACGTAGTCGCTGCCACTTCCGTAATAGTCGTTGTGTATAGCTTTACGTTTATGTTTCCACAGATAAGTATCGTAGGCTTCGATGGCGATACGATAAAAGGCCATGCGCATAGCCTTGAGGCTTCTGCCGATAGTTGTGTTTACGAATCTTTCGTCGGTGGCCAAACAAAGGAATTTCGTAACAGTCCTGGGTTCGTCGTGATAAATCTTTGCCAGTTTGCACGCCAACTCTTGCGGAATACCGCAAAATTGCCGCTCGCTAATTCCGAAAATGTAATCCAGCGACCAGCCTTTTTCTATGGCTACCTTTATGATTTTTTCCCATGGCAGACCGTCTTGAGCGATATAGCGCGAAATACTGTTAGCATGCGGAATGTCGAGTATCTGTGCAAGTTCCTCGTAGGTGTCAACATTTGCAAGGACTTTAATTTTTTCGAAAACGGCTTTGGCGGATTTCATTGGCTACCCCTCATAGCACGAATGATAATTATCTATTGACTAAAGTTAACAAATTTGCTAGAATATTTACACCCTAAAAATACAGAGGTTCAATAGAATGGTTACCTTTACAGACCTAGTGGAAAGAATCAAATCTCTTATGCGCCTGGAAACCGATTCGGAAGTGGCCGAATGGCTCGGCATATCCGTTGCTGACCTGTATAACCGGCGAAGACGAAACATACTCCCCCTCAAAAGACTTGTTCAGGTTTCAGAGAAGCACAACATTGACGTTCGTGCCCTACTGTACGGTCGGGGTCCGACTGTGCGCAATAATAACCATAGCAAAATTGTTGGAAAAAAGCAATAGGGTATTTCCCCCATTTTTAAGGAAAAAACTATGAAGGCATGTATTTGTGGTGGCAGGATGGCGCTTGGCATAAAAATAGTGCCGAAACCGTATCGTTTTAATCTATATTGTGATTGTGGGCGGATAGAAAGTTACGATCCGAAAGAGGCGAAGAAACATCTCGACAAAGCCATCACCGATGCGTTTTTGTCTGTGGTTGGCGAACAGGAGGCCGCATAGTGTTAGCAGAATTGATCCCCAAGGTGGCGGAATTTGAAAGGGAGCCCACGTCGAAATGGCGAGAGAGGCCGAGCAATGCTTCGTTGGGCCAGAGATGTTTACGGATGGACGTGTTTCATGCGCTTGGATTCAACCGCCGTCCCTTGCCCGGCAGGGCGCTTTTGGTCTTCGACGATTCAAGTTGGCATGAGGAACTTACTGCCGAATGGATCGCACGTACAGCCTTTACGCTGCACTCCAGGCAGATGCCCCTGGATATAATCACAATGGATTGGGTGAAAGACCGGAAAAAGTACGAGTGTTCCATGTGTGGCCAGCAAGTGTGCGCAAACACGCTTCATGGGCACTCGGATGGTTGTTTGCTTGATCCGAGCCGTGTCGAGCGAAACTACGAACATAAAGCGATCAACCATTTTAGTTTCCAAGCCTTATGGGGCGGCGAAGAGTTGCCGTTAGGATACTTGGCCCAGGATCATCTTTACACCCTGGGGCTCAGCCGGTTGATCGAAAACGTCAACGAGTCTTTATTATTGGTAAAAAATAAGAATACGGCTCAGTATATAGATTTCCACATATTGCACGATTTCAAAAGAGACAAACTTAGGGTGCTGGAAGCGACACACAGCACCGGCGAAAAAAAGACAATAGATCACACCGAAGAGAACGTGCTCGCGAGAATCTGTGAGCATTGGTATAGGGTGAGACAATGCGTCGAGAATCGGTTTTTGCCCGTCAGGTCTTACGGCCTGGATGATTGGCAATGCTCATATTGTGGGTGGCACGCACCGTGTTGGGAGAATTACACACAAGAAATCAAAGAGCGCCAAGACGTAATCCTGCCGGAATCCCATTTCCTGCCGAAACTAGAAAGATACCTGGAACTCAGAGAGTACGGCAAAGAGTTTAACAACCTCAAAAAAGAATTGAAGCAAGACCTGGAAACTTACGGGCTGCGGGGCGGCGACGTGTATCTGCTCGACAAGATGCGAGGTAAGGTCGGCGGCATCAGCGTTATGCTCAAGGTTTTTAAGACTACACGGGTGAACATGGAAAAACTCCCGGTAGAACTTGTCGAGGCCGCTAAGGAAACAAAGGAAACCGTCGCCATAGACGTGCGGGTCATTAAACCCACCGACGTTGAAAAGCGGCGAGAGGAAAAACTCAAACAATACTTGGAAGTCACCGACGAGGCCAGATTGGAGGCGGGGCTTACGGGGAAAAGGATTGTAGAGCTATGACCAAGACAAGTTTAAAGGGTACAGCGCTAGAGGGGTTTATGGAATTTGTCGCCGAAAAGCTGGGCGCAGACACCATGATGCTAGTAGCCTGCAAGGCGGAAGGGTTAAAGGAAAAAGACGAGTACACATCTATAGGTGTGGTTATCGGCAATACGCAGGCTCTGGCTACGGCTGTAGCCAACGCATTGGCAGGGAATCCACCTCTGGATTTGTTTGTAATGCAAGCGCTTGGAAAGGGAATCTTGCAGAAGTTGGGTTTAGACAACCCGATGAAAGGGGGAGAGAATGAGTGATTTTAGAAGGAAGTTTACCTCTATAGAGGATAGGCCCACCGTGCCACGGTTGCCGAGGCTGGGCTATATCCGCCTGGGGAAAAAGGTGCAGAAGCAAAACTACGATCCGGGCAAGTGCGTGATGAAAGACAAGCGCGGAAAGTGCCAGGGTTGCTGGAATTGTACCTATCCAAAGGAGACTGATTACTTTGTCTGTCCAGACGTAATCCGATCCTATTACGGGGATACCCCGAATGAATTGCGGGTGATGTTACCCATAGACGACGAACGGGTGTGCTTCACCAACTACTATGTCTATTACGGTATGTCCAGGGGTTGGAAGTGTATGGGCAACGGCAAAATTGCAGACAGGGTAAACCCGGAAACAGGAGAGATAAACGAAGTCACGTGTCCTGGCCCCGAAGCGTGCTCTTATCATTATGACAAGAAAGGAAATGCTCAATGTTCTCTTCAGGCCACACTGCAAGTGATAGTGCTGGATCACACGAATCATCCAATCGGCAACACATGGGGCGTGTATTGGGTAAGGACGACCTCTGAAACAAGCCGGATAGATATAATCTCAGGGATGCGGTTCCTGCAAAAACTTGCCGGACGAATAGCATTGATTCCGCTCGTTTTGCGCAGAGTCGAAACAGTATTCCACAGGGATGGCAAGAGAGAGAAGCATTGGACGCTGCAACTTATTCCAGTGGCCCCGGTGGATCAGTTGGCCTTTTACCGGGCCAACCCAAATCTGATTTACACCGGGCCGAATTATTGCCTACCAGAACCAGAAGTGATTCACCCAGCCACACAAGGCGATCCTGTAGTTATAGAAACAGACGACGTGAACGATGCCGAGTCTGACAAGTTTTGCGAAAAGTGTGGTCAGGCGTGGGCGGTACACAACGATGACGGGAGTTGTGTGGTGGACATAGGGGAAAATGTGGAAACGGGCCACGCAGAGAACTGCACCTGTGAAATTTGTATGGCAGACCACGACACTGCACCAAAAGAAACGCCAGAGGAAAACGGCGACCTCTATTCGCTATATGCCAAACTCCAACAAGAGATCGCCGACCTAGCCGGTGATCCCGACAAAACGGTTGATGATATTACAAAGTGGCAAAAGGAAAACGTACAGCGGATAAACAAACTCCCGGTAAAGTCTGACGATCAACTGAACCAACCGGAACTACTCAAAGTTGTCAATGCGGCCAAAAGGAAAAAGAGAAATGCCGAACAGAATAATTAAGGAGTCTGTCTGGACAAGCCCCAACCTGAACAGACTTACCCTTGAGGCGGAGTTTTATTTCTACCGGATACTGCCACTACCAGATGACCACGGCTGCTTTGAGGCGACACCGCTAGTTGTCTTGGGTAAATGCTTTCCGTTGAGGTTGGGGGAAATCACACCGGAACATATAGACAAATGGAATAAAGAGCTAGAAGGTGCTCAAATAGTGAGGTTTTGGCACGGTGAAGACGGGCGGCTATATGGTAAGTTTTTGTCCTGGGAGGCCCACCAACGAATACGATCAAAACACATGAGAAGAACCCCAATGCCGCCATGGGAAGACAATGGGGAACGATTGCTACCACTCGGCGACGATTGCCAGCAAATGTCGTCAGATGACCGCCTTAATCCTAATCATAATCCTAATCATAATCCTAATCATAATCATATTATTAGTGCGCCTGACGGCTGCACAAATTGTCCCGAAGAGTTTAGGAAAAGATGTAGGAAAAAAGGCGAATACCCTATTTGGGAGTGTAAAACCCCTGAAGCCAAGGAAGTTGTTAGTTACTTAAACGAAGTGGCAGGGAAAAGTTTCAAACACAGTTTTACCTCTCTTGAGCATCCGCGAGCACGCCTAAGAGAGGGTGCGACAGTGGCAGAATGTAAGACCGTTATAGATACCAAGCTCGCCGACGAATTTTTTGTGGACAATCCGAAATTTTTAGACCCGAAAACCCTTTTTCGCCCTAGCAACTTTGAGCGGTATCTTAACGAGAAACCGAAAAAGCCTATCCGGCAACCGGCGAAGGGCTACAAGGAGTTAAAATGATCTGGTTTATATTGGCATACGTGGTGTTGATAGTCATGGTTTTTTGTCTGACCGTGCGGTTGGAGTGGACGCACAAAAGGAACAGGGATAACTATTAGCTGGCGGTCTGCCTGTGGCACATAGGAGACATAAGAACTCCACACCGGGCGTTATTAGGCTAGTAGGAGAAATCCGAAAGCGAGTCCAACGGTGTAGCGGGCAGTGGGCATGGGAGTCGTCTGAAAGGTAACGTGGGGTAACATACGAACGACACCGCTGGTTTTTTGTTCATTTTTCGTGAACAGATATTTTTGTGAACAGGAAGGATAAAAAGGAGGTTTGGGGATGGCACAGATAGCGGATATGTTAGAAGAAATTCTAGTGACTGAATTACAGGAAACACCCGAACGTGCTAGGGAGCTTATCAAAAAATATCCAGAAATTGCTATGCAAGCTGCGATGACAGGACATTTTAGGGCGGTTGCCTTGGCGCTACAAATGGCAGACGGATAAAAACGTCACCACTTCCGAATAAGTGGGGGCAGTTTTTACCAATTGTTGATAAGTGCAGGGAGGTGGGGGATGGATAAAGAAAAGGCTATGCAGCAATGGGATGAAGCTAGAAATTATATTGCTAATGGTGGTAGGGGCTCATGGCCCAGAGATATGTTTGAATCTTATCTTGATTACATCACGAAAATTGAGATGGAGCTGGAACGAGAAAAACAAAATGACATTATCAAGAGTAAATTGCTGAACCATCTTGAAGCGGAGAATGAGAGGTTGAGGGGGGCATTGGGGAAGATAGCTAATTACAGCCCTTTCCATAGTGACATACAGGGTTCAAGGGGTCTGGTGGAAATCGCCCGACAAGCATTAGATGACAATCAATCTAAGCAGGGCTAAGAAAATTAGCCACAAGTCAAGAAAAGGTCAATATTGAGAATATTAATTTACATTGCTTTGCTGCTAATTGCCATTAATTGGTATCTGGCGGTAGCAATTTATTGGTAGGGGGGGTGTGGACATTGCAAACTGACCGAATCCCACCACAAAACATAGACGCCGAGAGATCGTGTATTGCCGGGACGATAGCGCTAAATTTGCTGCCGAGCGAAATAGACTTAATGCCTGAAGACTTTTACCGCTCCGGTCACGGCAAGATTTGGGGCGCTATCCGTTCGTTAGAACAAAAGGGTGAACCGATAGATTTGTTGTCGGTGGTGAACGAGTTGAAAACCCGCAAGCACCTTGAGGATGCCGGAGGGGCTGCGTATCTTGCTGGCATGGGGGATGAAATAGGGTTTATCCCTTATACTGACGAACGTGTGAGTAATTACGCACGAATCGTTAAGGACAAGGCTATAAAAAGAAGGTTGCTAGGGGTTTTGCGGGAAGGTGCTGTTAAGACTTACGAGGACGGCATGCCAGCCGAAGATTTGTTGGGCCATGTTTTTGGGCGACTACTAGGATTAGACGCGAATCAAAACGGCAGCGGGCTCAGAAAGTTCAAAGATACCATGAAGGAAGCGGTTAAGCATGTCGAAAAGCTCTACCAGGGCGAAGAGTCGGAGGCGAGCATATTGTCTGGCTTTGCGAGGCTTGACAAGGTAACGTCCGGCTTTCAAAAAGGCGAGTATATCTTGGTAGCTGGTAGGCCGAGTATGGGCAAAACGGCACTAGCACTCAAAGTTGCTTCTGCTGCATGTAAGCGCGGAAAGGTAGTGGATATTTTCAGTTTGGAAATGTCGAATTTACAGCTAGCCATGAGGGCGCTGGCCGACCGCACCAAAATCAATCTTATGAAAATACGCACCGGCAAACTAGAAGAGGCTGATTGGCCGCGAGTCGTGATGGCAAGTAGCGAGTTGGCCGGATTAAAGTTGTGGACGGACGAAACCCCATACATTACGGTGGCCGAGATAGAGCGACGACTGAAAAGGAAACCCGAAGGAACGGACCTGGTGATAATCGACTACTTACAACTAATGAATCCGGGTGTGCGCACAGATTCCCAGGAATTAGCTACCGCACATATCAGCCAGAGCTTGAAGAATATGGCAAAAAGACTTGACGTGCCCGTGATGGCGTTAAGCCAGTTGAACAGGGAATGCGAAAACCGGAGAGACAAAAGACCCCTGCTTTCGGATTTGAGATATAGCGGCAGTCTTGAGCAGGACGCAGACACCGTATTGTTGGTTTATCGGGACGAGAAATACTGCGAGGAATGCAGGGCTGGCCTGGAATGCCACAAAGGGCATGAAGGTATGGCAGAGATAATCATAGCAAAACAACGTAACGGGCCGACGGGTATGGTTCCCTTGGCTTTTCTGGCGGATTCGGCATCTTTTGAGGCTATAGCCGAGGACGAGCCGGAGCCGCACTGGCAGGATTGATATGAAGCAAGAAGAAATACGAAAGGCGATAACGCATCTCGACGCAGCGTTGAGCCTACTCAAGCACGTCGAGAAGGCCATAAAAAAGGGATTAGTAGTAATCCCCGACAATTCCGATCAGTTGGCGACGGCTTGGTACAAGGTGAATTGCTGCCGACTTTATACCGAAGACGAAGTAGCCATGGAAGACTGTAATCAATCGGCTATGGGTTTGATTTGTGATGCAAAGGAGATGCTGGATTCTTTGGTGGCCTGGAATATGGGGTTAACTAAACATGGTCAGGGAAACATATTAAGGGCGATGGCAATCGCTATGGAGAAAATTGAATTAGTCAAAAACGAGCTTGAGGTATGGCTCAACAACCGGGTGGCCGGAGAACTGAGTCAGTTGTTACCTTAACAAAAGGAGTCGGGGGATGGAAAAAAAATTATGTCCGATCAGTGAATTGCCGTGTGAAAAAGCGAAATGTGTGTGGTGGCAAGAGGGCGACTGTTCCGTGAATCATATCGCGGTTGCGCTGGCGGTGATCTCGGAAGAGTTGGTTGAGGTCCGGCGAAGGAGGTAAGCGATGGAAGAAAAGTTTTACTACTTGAGGGACAGGATGGGCAAACCGGTAATTACCGTGTGCTTACTCAAAGAGAACGGTGTGGCGGCTCGCGGGATAGCGGTTTGCAGTGTGGATGACAATTTCTGCTACAAAATAGGCCGTGCCATAGCAAGGGGCCGGGCCCGATCCGCGCTGTTAAAGAACGTGGAAACGAGGGTTGGTTACGACAATTACTTCATGCCGATCCTACGGCAGAAAGCCATAAGGGCCGTGAACGAGGTAGCCTGGGAAGAGCTGAAGAAAACCGATATGCGACTGACTTACGATCTCGGCGAGTACGGGTACAAGGCCGTGAAGGCTCCGAAACTATCATCTTTTGAAACGGGGTTGTTTAAATGAAAACCAGAGTCTATTTGGCTGGGCCCATAGCGGACTGCTCGGAAGCTGAAGCGGGCGAGTGGCGCAATAGAGTCGCGGCTTTGTTGGGGGATGGGTTTGAGTGTATAGACCCGTTTCGCAACGATTGGCGAGGTGTGGAAAAAGAGTTGTTTCGTGAAATAGTGGAATCGGACAAAAACGACATAAACGGCTGCGACATACTGCTGGCCAATGTATGGAAGATCGGCGTCGGTACGTCTATGGAAATACTCTATGCCTGGGAGCGACACAAAGATGTTTACATTGTTGCGCCCGACGGCAAGGTGTCGCCGTGGATTTCGTACCATAGCGCCAAGGTCTTTCCCAGCATAGAGGCTGCGGTTGATTTCATTAGATATTTTTATACCTAACGAGAGGGGGTGATTAAAAGTGCGAGCATTGGGAATTGACCCAGGCTCAAAAACAGGCTGGGGAGTTGTCGAATCCACCAACGGCGAGAGGCGAGTTGTCCAGCACGGTCTTTACAAGATACCGCGCAAAACCCTGGCAATAGGCGGAAGGCTGGTCAGAGAAGAACTGTTAAGAGTGGCCAGGGAATACGAGGTGGATGTTGTATGCATTGAAGACTATGCGGATTGGTCGGCATCGCTGAGGGCTCGACAAAAGTTTCACGGCAGATGGAAAAAGTTTGACGGCAAAGACCCGACGCGGCGAGGTAATTGGCGTGCCACGTATGTTTCGGTACGTTTGGTCCAGGCAATTTCGGAATTGGAGCACCATTACAAGGTTGTATATGCGTACCCGATAGTCTGGCAACACGCCGTTTGTGGGGTCGCCGGGGGGAAGGAAGCCTCTCGGTGGACAGTCAGACAAATCTTTGGGATTGAGCCTAAGACCGACCACGAATGCGATGCCATACTGATAGGGTTGTATGCGCTGGACGTGGAGGTTTTGGGCAGAAAGGTAGCGGGCTGATGGCATTACTTTACAAGTGCGATAGGTGCGGGGTGGTGGAACACAGGGGGGCGGCGAACGTAGTGGAGATACGTTTTATAGACTCCCTAAATCCCTTGCGCAGCTACCACGTTTGCTATCCGTGCAGGACGAAAGTCATTCAATTTATGGAGACAGAAGATGACGTACTACAATACAACCGGGGAGGCGGGGGCTGTCCTAGGGGCGAGCCAGAGACAGGCGGAGAGTCAAGAGGAAAAAATCCTGTGCTTTTTTAAAAAGTACCCGGACAAGGCTTTCACGCCGTATGCAGTGCAGCGGTACTTGCGGGCCAAGTGGCCGATTACGAGTATCAGAAGGGCGATGACAAATCTGACCAACGAGGGGAAGTTGGAAAAACTGAAGGTTCTTCGGCAGGAGAAGTATGGGAAGTCGAACCATATATGGACCCTAGCCGACAAGGATCAAATGGCGTTACTGTAACGAGTGTGCGCAAGCACGACAGGGGAGAAGTCGATGCCTTGGGATTCACACAACCGAACCAAAATGAGCGAGTTGGCTTACAAGGTTTTGATTTACGAGAGGGCATTAGAGCTTATCGTCAAGCTCTCTGTGCATAGATCAGAATATTATCGAAAAAGAATTTTGGCGATAGCCAAAGAAGCACTGCAAAAGGGGGAAAACAAATGAATCATCCAAGTAGGGAAACCATCAAAATGTTGATGAACACTGCCTACGGTTTCCAGCAACTACGGATAATGACCGGGAACCGTCTGGCGGCAAACTTCCGCATCAAGCTCGGCGTTGCGCCGGGCATGAAGAAATCCGAAATACCGGAAGCGGCCAAGAACATCTTGGATACGTTGTTGGCGGATCAGTTCAGATTGGCAGACGCTCTGGCATCCGGCGGCAGAAAGCGTTTCAAGGCGCGGCTCAGCGACGACGGTATTATCAGCGACGAATTTGAGTATGAAGCCATCGGTCATTACATGACCTTGCTGCAAGCAGAGCAAGACGCCTTTAAGGCGGTGGGGCGTGCGGTTCGGCAGCACCCTTTGTGGACGGGTTTTTTCAAGGACGTGCGCGGCGTCGGAGAAACTATGGCGGCGGTGTGCATCAGCGAATTTGACGTTCACGTAGCCAAACACGTATCGGCATTTTGGAAGTATGCGGGCCTGGACGTGGCGGACGACGGCAGGGGGCGATCCAGAAGAAAAGAGCACCTTATCGAAGTGGAGTATATCGACAAAAACGGTGAGAAGAAAATCCGTAAGTCGATTACGTTCAATGCCTGGCTGAAATCGAAGCTTATGGGTGTGCTGGCAGATTGTCTGCTAGTCAAAGGGAAGTACCGGACGATTTATGACAACTACAAGCACCGGCTTGAGCATCACGAAAAACACGAAGAGAAAACGAAGGCGCATCGCCATCTCATGGCAAAGCGATACATGGTCAAGCAATTCCTGCGTGACCTGTGGGTTGCATGGCGCGAGTTGGAAGGTCTGCGAATAGACGAGCCGTATCATGTTGCTAAGCTGGGGATGGCGGAGCATAGCGAGGCGGCATAATGAAAACCAAAAAATGCCGACAGTGCGGCAAGAGAAAGAAAATAACCAGATTTACCCTCAACGGCGGGCGTCTTACCTCTGTTTGTCAGGCGTGTTCCGAAAAGAACGCTACGGCCTGTCCGAAATGTGGTCGTAGCGTAGTGTCGGACATGAAAGCCCTAAAAGAGTTTCGCGCCAAAAGCAAGGAAGTTACGGCATTAAAAAAGGAAGTGCGCGACAAAAATAGGCGGATAACCTTTCTTGAGTGGCGAACGGGTATCGACACAACCAAGGTTGAGTTGACTAAGGAAATAGACAAGCTCCGGGTAGAAAATAAGCGATTGGAACGTAGCGCCGATAGGGGGCGGGCAAACAAGGTGCGATTTCTTGAGCGAGCCAACGATGTCTTGAAAAAGATGCTCACCGAGGCGGAGGCACGGGTGGAAAAGATGGAAAAATGCCGGAGGCATTGTCTGATGTGCGGGCAAGAGTTTCTGGCAGACGATCCAAAGACAAACCGGCGTTGCCCCAGGTGTGAGGCGAGCGTGAAGAACAGCAACGTGGATTTCTCGTTTTTTGATAGCTGCGAAGTTCACTTGAAATGATCGATCCGTTCCCAAAATGCAAAACGTGCAGCATGTCGGGCTGGTGTCGCAAGGTGCGAGCGGGTTTAGTTTACTATTTTAACGGCGGAAGACTTCTCAAGGCGAACCAGATGGTTTTGCTGAGCAAGTGTCCCGCGTGTGTGCTCAACCCTAACCACTTCAAGGTCTTAAAGCGGTGCCCTGTTTGTTATGGTGAGGGTGAAGTTGCTAGCGTGAAAATACCTGGAACCTATCAAAACGGAGAAGATGCGCTGCTTGATTATATCCTGTGGTACGAGTCGTTGTCGGAACGAATGCGGACAGCCGTCGGCAAGTGGCTTTTGCATGTAGATATGGGCATACCCGTACCAGCTCAACGGTGGATGCGCGGCTGGCCGAAAGTTGTTCCAGAGGATTCAACCATTCGGGTGTGCTACCTGGATAACACGGCAAAAATAGTCGAATACTATTGTCGCACGGTAAGTAAGCGACGCCCAACGCGGAGAGCCGTCAAGTATTTTGAAAGGTGCTTAGGGGGCGGGTTGCGGTGGATGGCCCTGGAATGTAGGCGAAAAATGTATGAAGGAAACACGTAAATTGAAAAAAGAGCTAGGTGCTATGAGTCCAGACGGATTACCACCAGACAATATTGCGGAGGCGACCAAAGATGAAGATGAAATGGTCAGCTTCGCACAAGACGAAGTCTATCTAATATTGCCGGGCAATAAAATGGTTAAGGCACGCATGGCGCAACTGGATTACCGCTGTGACCGCGTGGACACTTCGATGTTTGGCGGGCCGACGAAGTGGCTGCGCTTTGGGATTGAGGTAGACATACGCCTAGTAACGGATGGCAAAATTTTTCCGGCAGAGGACATATCCGGCGCATTGGCCAGGCAGTACCGTGAGCTTATACGCAAACTTCGCGAGTTGTTTGAAGTACCAGAAGGGCAGTATTTTTTGCCGGTTATGGAAGGCCGGGCCAAAGAGTTGAAGGAATTGCGCGAGACAGCCAAAGCCTATCGCGCCTTGCGCGACAGATACGCTGTTTTAGAGGAAAAGTTAGGACAGTGGGAAAATCTTCGACAAGTAGTCACCGGCGGGCGGTCGGTGGTGAAGAGAGTATTAGAGGTTGACGAATGAAGTTTGAAGCAAAACTAGGGATATTCGGAGAGTACGGCTGGAAGGAAATAAGTTTTCTGACATGGCTTAAACTCAAAATCCACGGCAACTACGTGACGAGGGTAAGATGGCGATCATAGGCAGCAAGCACGGCAAAAATAATCAGTACGTCGATCCCGAAGAAAAGGGCCAGGGTTTTACCGTTGTCTGCAACGACTGCGGCGCGGGCGACGTTTACATAAGGGCCGACCCAGCACTTGATTACGAACCTATAGGCGTGCTGGTTTGGTGTACGAAATGTAACCAGAGATGCAGGATGGGATAATGGAAGACGGTCTAATGAGTTTACAGGACGTGCTAAGGTTTTGCAGGATAGGGAAAGAGAAGTTTTACGAATTGAACAGCAAGGTGGCCCTGAAAAGAGTACCCGGCATGAGGTTGTGGCGCACCCGGAGAGAGTGGGTTGAAGAGTGGCTTGAGGCGCTGGTAAACAACACGTCATAGGCCGCAAATTTGCCCGCACCCGATGAAAAACGTAATTCCGACAAGAAACGCACAAAGATCGGACGTAAATCGTATGTCCAGCTTATCGAAAATGCGAGTTTATAGCGTGGGCGAGTTGACAGATTTGCTAATATTGTGTTATTATCCTCAAAATGACTGTTTTATATCCTGTGATAGCCGATTGCCGCTTGCGGTGTCGGCTTTTTGTTTGGGGTGCAGATGGATTGGGTAGAGCTTTACGAAGAGTTTTATCCAGAAGAAAGTGAGTTTTACGAGCCTGGCTCTTTTTCGGGTGGCTACCAAACAACAAGGCATAGAAAGTGGCCTCCGCCCGATGCCGTTTCCGGAAAACGATTAGAAAACATTGCAGCGGTTAGGCGAATAGTGTGCATGCTGGTGGACACAGAGTTTGAATATTTGCTATACGGCAAGTTTTTTGACAGGTGGCGACAGTACGTAGAAGAGAAAATCTGGCTAGTAAAGCGAGGTGATTCGGAGTGGCCGCAGTACCAAAAAAGAAAAGAATAAAGAATCCTGAATACTTGCAATTTGTGCGAGAGCATGGCTGTGCTATTTGTGGTCAGTACGCAAACCCGCACCACCTAATCACTCGCGGCGCTGGCGGCTCCGATTATATGGCTATCCCATTATGCGATCCTCACCACATAGAGATTCACCGTATCGGATGGATGGCATTTCAAGAAAAACACAAAATCGATCTTTGGCGAGTGTGCGCAAAGATACTCCAGGATTGGGTGGTCAAGCATGTCCACTAGCACTGTACGTGAGTGGTACATAGAAATGCGTTGCGAGAATTGCACGTTCGTAAAGAAGGGTTGGGCGCGGGATAGCGAGGCAAATATCAAAAAAGAGGTTAAAGATTGGCTTTGTCCGAAATGCGGTGTCGATTCACTGATGGTTTATTTGAAGAATTTAGGGCGAGCCGACCTAACCAAGCCTCGCGTGCCGGTCAAGGGGGCCGTGTGGACCTAAGTAGATTGTTTGCAGCGTTGCTTTTGTTGGTGGCTGGGTGTGCGCATTGGGATAAGTCAGACAAGGCGCTCGGTGCTACTTTTGTGGCTGGTCAGGCACTCAATTATTCCCAAACGATGTATGTATGCACCGAAGACGATTGGCGCGAGATCAATCCCGTTATGAATGCTGTTTACGGCCAAGGCGGTCGAGCCGGTGTTGTTGCCTGGAAGGCTGGTACTACGGCGCTGATTTTAGCGGTGGCGGATATGCTGGATGCAGACAGGCGCAAAATGTTGTTGAGTATAAGCAATGCGGTAGTTTGGAGCTTCGTTGCACACGACGCCTTTGTCGGGGTGGGTTTTAGTTGGTAGGGGGAATAATGGCTAAGTATTGGTGGCTAATCGCTATTTGCGGTTGCCTAATGATTACTTTCCGAAACGCAATGTTTCGGGCTTGCACCATGACAAGTTGGCTATGGGTTGTTGGCGGCATCATATCAATCGTTTGCATGGTCGCATTTTGGTTCTCTTTTGAGCACGCACCTTCGTTCTTTCAGATGTGGTTTTTCGGAGCTGGGATTCTATCGGTTACCGGATTTGTGGCGAATGCTCTACTGTTTTCCAAACCTATCAGCCCGCTGCATTACGTCGGCATGGTTCTGGCGATAGGCGGCAGCTATTTACTTATGAGGTAGTGATGGGTTTTTGGCATTTTGTAGAAAGGGCGAGTTTAATCCTTCTGGTCTTTATCTGCATCGGTGGGTTTTTGTGTGTGCTTAAACATATCTTTTACGCCATTGAGCAGTTTAGAGATACCGGTCCCGGTGAACTGGATTACGATCCAGATTACGATCCAGACCTGGACGATTGGGAGCCATAATGAACGAAGACAACCTTGAGGAAATCGAGGAATTATTTGAAAAGCGTGAGGACGAACGATACGCGGGTGGCTATGCGTACTTCTGTAAAAAGTGCAACCAAGAGTGCAACGTCGCCGAGATAAGGCTTTTGTGCGAGCATGGCAAAAAGGTCATAACACCGAAGTACATCATTTGTAGGTATGGCTGCGGATGCAGTTGGCATCTGCGGATTGGTAAAAAGAAGTCCATTCATTAAGGGGGAGTAACGATGGAACCAAAACGAATCTACTGTAACAGTTGTGATGGCGGCCCGTCGGTATTTGCCGTGTATTGGGAACATGGCGCTCTGGTGCTGGTTTGCGAACAGTGCCATGAGGTCTACGACATGAAAGTGTCTTTCGGCGTTCCGAGTTTTTCTTTGTGTCACAGCGGAGCCGATTCACAGACCAAGCAATGCGAGGGCTGCGAGGGCGGTCACTGCAAGGGGGAATGATGGAATTATCCAAAAGCTACAGGGATGCCCGTCAACAAAAGAACGAAAACACGATAACGCAGATCAAGCGCTCGTTTCAGTTTCTTGACGGGAACAAAAAATCAATGCTGATCCAGATTGTCGATGCCGTGTCGCCGGATGATACCGGCGTGCCAATCTTTTGGGTTGTGGCCTTTGCCAAGGACGTACAGCCCGATCCGAAATCGGACAAGATGGCAGCTTATGTTGATTTCGCGCTGGGATCGATTATGGAAGGCGCGGCGGAGAGTCTCAAGGTTGCCCTAATGGAAGCAGTCAAGGAATGGGTAGCCAAAAACTACGATCAACCCAAGAACGACTTTACAGCAACGGGGGTACTATGAGCCATTTGTCTGATAAAGATTTTGAGGACTTGAAGAAAACGGTTCGTACCACTGGATTTGGGATAGCCCTGGATTTGCGGGAGCGACAGGGCTGGCGGAAACGCGAAATGTGCTATTCGCCTTATCCCAACTTACAAGAGAGGGGGGATGGAGATGGCCTTGCAAGAATATGCGGTTGCCCACACTGCATGGCCGAACGTAAGGAAACCCATGAACGAAAAAGACAAAACAAGCAATTCTACGCTTTCAGAAAATTCTAAAGTTGTCTTGGGGGAAACGCGAGAAGGATTCTTTGAGAGCTTAAAGCGATTGGTAACGAACTGGCGGATAGCATACGAGCGAAGGCTGACCGGAACAGGAGATGATTATCTAGTGCGGGAATTTGACGAAGAACTGGATACACACTTTCGAGATGGCCGCTTTGAGGCGGCATACAAAGAGGGCTTGATAAGTCAAAAAGAGTACCAGGATACTTTAGGGCATTGTGCTGACGAGTGGGTGAAACTGAAAGAGGCCGCAGAGAAATTGGCAGAGGAAGTCGATTACCTCAAAAGACTTACGGGACAGGAGGTTGACTGATGGATGACAGACCGAAACCTCTCGGCGGCAACGCCATAAAAAACGAAGGTTTTCACGTACTCGGAGCTAAAGGTATTTATGTGTTGCGTTGTCATTGGTGTTTCTGTGTGCTTTTGGACGAATGCGAGGTGAGATCGGCTCTGGTCTGTAGTAATTGCAATCGAATTGTGGCCCCTATGGAATCGAAAGAGATGTTGGAGCGATGTTACGGAACGACAGAAAAGGCAACGCATTAGCCGCTCAGTGGAAGACAACCGGACTATTTGAGCGTGCCCTGGGCTATAAGGCCACCACACAATTCTAGCGTGCCGCTCGTGATAAGACAACCAAAGAGCATTGAGCGTGCCGCCCATGGTTAGTCAACCTGCGGAAACCAGCGAGTCGCGTCAAGCGAGACAACCACATCACATGAACGTGTCAGTCGAGGATAGACACCCGGAAAGGTTAGAGCGAGCCGGTACGGAGAAGAAAACCAAATTGCAGTAGCGTGCCAATTATGTCGATACACCCGGCTGAGTTCAGCGTCCCGAAAATCCCGAGTCGCCCATTGTGGGGAAGGGAGCCGAGAGAACCAAGACAACCGGTGCTAGGCAGCGTGTCGCGAGAAAAGAGAAAACCAATAAAACGAAACGAACCATAAACGTTGAGGCTACCCATAAGAACGAGTGAGCCACCGTCACAAAGACACACAGAGGACTATAAGCGAGTCGCGCGGCGAGAGACAACCCCAATGAGCAAAGCGTACCGCCTCATCCTAGAAAACCGTATTAAGCAAGTGGGCCAACATCTTTTAGACAGCCGTGCAAAAACAGCGAGCCGCCTCAACCTAGAAAACCGGTACAGGAAAGCGTGCCACCTAACTTGATACACTCACACATGACGAGCGTGCCCTTAAGAGATAGACAACCTCTTTGAATAAGCGTGCCGCAACGACGAAGTAGGAACCCAAAGAGATTTAGCGTGCCTCAATAACGAAGACAACCGTTAGGACAGAGCGTGCCTCACCGTCTAAGACAACCACAATTAAAGAGCGGGCCATGGCTTCTAAGTCAACCGATGCTGCGGAGCGAACCACTGCTTTCAAGGCACCCTATAAAGTTAAGTGAGCCATAGACGCGGAGTAACCCATTAGGTCCAAGCGGGCCATGGACACAAAGTCACCCGTGCCCAAAATAGCGAGCCACCGTCATGGAGACAACCAAAAATATCAGAGCGCATCATGCTGCAAGTGTGTAAGGATTGCAATTTTATCTATGATCCGGCATTGGGCGACGATTGCCCGCGCTGTTTTGCAAGGGACATGCAGAAATTTCCAATACAGTGGAGACACCTGAATGCGGTCACGCACGGGAGGAAAAAGGAAAAAAGGCAAAAACGAAATTCCGATTCCGACACTAAGGATTTGCTTCACGAAATCAGACGAATTGTTCGTATTTCAATGTCCGGCTGAGATCAGACGGCTTATGTGGAAAGCATTGAAGCCGTGGGGCGACATGAGGGTCGAGACATGGGAGTTGGATTTAACGCCCGAAGAGGCGAGGAACTGGAAGAAATTACACGTAGTCTTTGAATAGGAGAAAACAAAATGCGAGGATTAACAAGAATCATATTGGCACTTTTGCTGGTGCTGTGTATTGGCGTCGGGGTTGCTAACGCACAAACCCCGAAAAAGATTTACTTGACGTTTGCCTGGGAGCAAGCAATATCCGACGATTTCTACGGCTGGAAGATGTGGTACGGCACGACCAGCGGCGGGCCCTACAATCAGCTAGGCTCGGACATTGTATACGATGGCGTGCAAAAACCAGAATATACGTGCGACAAAGTAATCACAGCACCGAGCGGATCAGAGACAACCTTTTACTTTGTGGTCAACGCCTGGGATAAGAGTGGCAATTTCAGTGCCGACTCAAACGAGGTTTCCTATAAAGCGGATTTTTTGCCCCCGAACGTCCCTGTGCTATTACATGTCACTGTTCAGTCAGGCGGCTAAAAGGAAGTAAGTCCGCAGTAGCCATAAGGCTGCGAATTACCGTTTGGTACTGCAAGAAGGATTGGCGTGGAAAAAATAGTAAAAATAATGCTGGCAATTTTGCTGCCCCTATGTCTGGTGGCAGTAGTTGCTCAGGCACAACTTATAAGAATCCATTACGTCAACTTGACACTCACATGGGAGCAAGCTATCTCGCCAGATTTCTACGGCTGGAAAGTGTGGTACAGCACGACCAGCGGCGGGCCTTATGAACAATTAGGCGATGCCATCATATATGACGGCGAGATGCAGCCGGATTACTCTTGCGAACAGGTAGTAGTTGCACCCGGAGGGTCAGAAACTACCTTTTATTTTATGGTGAACGCCTGGGATAAAAGTGGCAATTTCAGCAACGACTCTAACGAGGTGTCTTACAAGGCAGACTTTCTGCCACCGGATGCACCCGTGCTTTTACGTGTCACTGTTCAGTTAGGAGGCTAAGTGTAATGGGGTAAATTTACTACTTGGCAAGTGTGGTTTAATGGTCGGGCAGAAACAGTATAAGATGTTGAAATTGTTACATTTTTCTCTTGACAACCATTTTTCTCTCGTGCTAAAATAAGTCAATAAAAAACACATGCTTAAGGGGGAACAGATGACTCAGAAAGAAATGTTTGGTGGAGGGGGAAAGAAGGAGGATAATTTCATCCCACGAACGAAGGGTGGCTACGAATTAAGGGACGCGGCGTCGGCTCTCATTAAAGAAATCCGGCGCGGAAACGAAGAAGAGGCTTTCTTCTGGTGTTGGGAATTGAGCAAATCGTTTCCCAACTATATCTGGAAGCGATTGCTAATCTGTGCGGTTGAAGACGTCGGGTTGGCCGATCCAAACGTCATAGTCCAACTCAATGCGTTGGCGAACGCATGGCATCTTTGCAGGACGTGGCAAAAGAAGGGAACCATCGAAGAGGACTTCATGGCTCAGGCGGTTCTTGTTTTGTGTCGTGCCCCCAAATCCAGAGAGGTGGATGATTTCAAGAATCATTGTATGGAACAGTTCTACAAAGATCGGGACAAGGGGGTTAGAAAAAGCGTGCCTCAATATGCCCTGGACGGCCACACGAGCGAGGGCAAAAAGAAAGGTTTTAGTGACGTTGATTGGTGGCACGACGTTCATCAGCCGGAGCAGGGCGGAACCAACAAATACAGCCAGGGATGCCTGGAGTTTTGCAAAAGGCTGGACAATAAAAAATAGCCGGTAGCACCAAGACAACCTTTTAGAAAAAGCGAAACCCATCTTCGGATGGGTTTTTTATTGGAGGGAACATGAGAGTGCTGGTTACTGGCGGAGCCGGGTTTATCGGGTCGGCTGTATGCCGAGAATTAAAGAAGAGAGGCTACGAGGTTTGGGTAGTTGATAATCTCGTTGCCGGTTCCCTGGAGAATATCGAAGGGTATTACGATGAATTTTGCCATGCTGGGATCGGAAGCAGCGAAATACTCAAGGGTGTACTTTCTCATGTTGACTATGTGTTGAATCTGGCAGCGCACCCTTATATTCCTTATTGCTACGACAGACCGCTGGATTTTTTCCAGACCAACGCGAGTGATTCGCTCACCCTGTTTCTTGGCTGCATTCAGGCCGGAGTGAAACGAGTGATCCACTACTCGTCGTCTGAGGTGTACGGTACGAGGCTAGTCCCGATAAGTGAAACGACCCCGGTGAATCCCCAAAGCACCTATGCGGTGAGCAAGCTGGCAAGCGATCGATTGGCGAAGACGCTTCACAGGGAACAGGATTTTCCGGTGATTATACTCCGGCAGTTTAACTGTTACGGGCCGCGAGAAACGCATCCTTACGTTATTCCGGAGATAATGAGGCAGTTGAAGTTGATTCTCAATGGTAAGCAAAAAAGCCTGAAGCTCGGAAACGTAAAAGCCGAAAGAGATTTTAGCTACGTGGAAGATGCAGCGCGGGTGGCTTGCGAGCTACTTGAACAACAAGGCGACAGCTTGGTGGGTCAAGAGGTTAACAATGGGTTTGGGTATCCATATAGTATTGAGTATATTGCAAAGCAATGCTCGCTGATTGCAGGGGTGGATTTTCTGAAGATAGCCATTGAGAGCGAAAGGCTTAGACCGTGGGACGTCAACTGTCTGTGGTGTGATGACCGGAAATTAAGAAAAGCCCTCGGCGACAAACGGCAGAAGACGGGCCTAGTAGACGGCCTGACGGAAACCTGGGAATGGTATACCGAAGCGGGAAGATGGAGTTGGGAGAATGCGTAAAAAGATTTTGATTTTAAATAATTACGAGTATTTGAACTTTCTCAACGCCGATTCAAGCTATACGCTAACAAAGAGCTTTATTAACGAAGCCCTGGCTGCCGATGAACACCTTAGCATTAAATGGGTATTGCCGTCTAATAGCACCTTGTCCTGGGAGCCCGATCTCGACCATGAACGGCTAGAGATTATCAAATGTCCTTACCTGAAAAGTAGGGATGCCAACGAAATAGTGCCACAATGGTTTGACGCCGTGAATCCTTTTTTCGGTCGACATTGCGATTATCATTTAGTGATATGTAACAATGCTGGACTAGCACTTAGAATGACAGAGCTTTTGCAGTTTATCCATAATCCGATCCCAGTAATTATATGGGAGTTTTACACAAAAACTTTAGGTAGGGGGGCTTGGTCGCAGCAAAATGTGGCAAATGTGCAGATGCACGCTTTAGCTCATGCACTTGCAGAGGTGACATGGTATCAGAGTGAATGGGAAATGAAAAATGCTGTGAGGATGGCGCAAAAATTTCTGTCACCTAAATTGCAAGACCGAGTGATAGAGACAGGAAGGGCAGTTACCATAGCGTGTAACACGAAAGCGTTAGATGCGATTAAGACGACTAAACCCAAAAAGCCCACCCTGTATTTTGGAGGCAGATTTACCAAATTAAAGGCTGGAGAGGTTGCTGTTCAAGTCTACGATTACCTGTATAAGCTGGGTTTTAATATAGATATAGAAATTACTGTGCCACACAAAAAGGTGCGGCGGTTGGAAACTGTGGAACTTGGTAAAGATGAACTGAGGATTCATAAAGGATTGCTGCAAAGTGAGGCGTGGGAAGTTATGAAAAGCTGTACTCATTCGATATATCCCGGCGCCCAGATAAATTCGTTACCTGGAGCTTTTTTTGAGCAAGTTTATTCTGGCTTGGTTGTTTTTGCGCAAAAGAAGAATAGCGAAATGGTATTACCATCGAATTATCCTTACTTGTTTACGACTATTGACGAGGCGGTGTTGGGGCTGAAAAAATGCCTGGAATCTAACGAAAAAGCCGATCCGTGCTGGGCAAAAATGGCAGAGGACAAATTTGGAGTGTGCGTAAACACGCAATCGATGCTCAAAGATATTGATATGGCGAGTAAAAAATCTATGCCTAGAAAGAGCGGCAAGTATGCCAAGGAATTGAAGGAGCGCGGTTTCGATTCCTGGGCTATTTGCTATGAGTGGCTACTGCGGAATAAGCCGATAGTCAAAGCGACTAAAAGATATGTGCTTACTCAAGGGACGAGGGTCAACTTAAATGAGGTCTTCAGGGAATGGTCCCAGTTAACGACATTATCCTAAAGGAAAAAGAGCGAGAGTATGTCCTCGACTGCCTGGATCGGCACTGGATAGGTGTTGGCGGTGAAATGGTTCAGGCGTTTGAAAGTAAGTTTCCGAGCGCACTCAAGTATAGGCTCGCAGTAAACAGCGGTACGGCTGCATTGCAACTGGCGTTGTTGGGGTTGGGGGTAGGCGAGAATGACTATGTAGTTATCCCAGCGTACTCTTGCGGAGCAACGATAGCGACTGTAAAGCAAGTCGGCGCTGTTCCGCTGATTTGCGACATAGAAAAAGATACGTTGGGGATGAACTGGCTTTGGCTGAAATACGCCATAAAGAAATACGGCTCCAGAATCAAGGCTGTGCAGCTTGTGCATGTGTACGGACAACCAGCAAAAGGGACGCTGGAGATTGTCAAGGCGTGTCGGGAAAATGACATTAAATTAATAATGGACAGCTCGGAAGCTCACGGGGCGATGATTGGCACGCAGTTGTTGGATGGCTGGGCTGATGTTTCGGCGTACAGTTGTCGGGCGGAAAAGATGATCGGCGTTGGTGAAGGCGGGATCGTTTGCAGCAATGACAAAGACGTGATTGAGCGGTGTAAATTTTGGGCGTCGAGATGTAAGCCAAACCCGAAGGTGCCCTATTGGTATACGGAATCCGGGTTTAATTACTTAATGACGGAAATTCCGGCTGCAATCGGCCTTGCACAAATCGAACGACTTTTCCAGAAGATTGCACACAGAAAGAAGATTCGGGAGCGCTACAAGCAAGAACTGAAAGAGCTGTTTTGGTTTCCAGAAGTTGACGAAATTGGGTCGGCAAAGGTTCGTTCCGCTTACTGGCTTCATGCAGGATTGGCAAACAGAGATGCAGTAAAACTTGCAATGTCAGATATGGCTGCACATTTAAGAGATAGGGGTTTTGGCACAAGGCCAGCTTTTTATCCTCTGCACTGGCTGCCGATAGAACATAAGACTGTTGGCGGGATGAATGTTGCGCCAGGGGTGTTCAGCGATCTTCTAATTTTTCCGTCTGGTGAAACCATGACAGAGGAAATTGTTTATGACGTTGCGATGGCGGTTAAGGAGTTGCTTTTATGATTGGCGCTAAGGAAGTTAGTATGTCACTGAATGTGTCTACTGTCAAAGACGGGCGTGGTGGTATTTTTACCTTCTTACCCAAAGAGCCAATAGTTGAAATAAATCTAGTGGTAATCAAAGCCGGTCATTTTAGGGGTGAGCATTACCATAAGGAGTTTGTCGAATATTTCTTGATAGTGTCGGGTTTGGGACTCTATGTGACAAAGGACGAAAAGGGTAATCGTGTTCAGAAAGTGGTTTCCGGTGGCGAGATGTTTCGTGTCGAGAAGGGAACACCCCATGTCGTCTATGCTATTGAAAATATGAGGTGTATCTCTGCATTGTCGAAAAAATGGGATGATTGTGACGAACCGATTACTTACACAGGGGAGGAAGATATTTGATACGAATAGAGGCTGTGGGTAAGTCGAAAGTGTTTGAGACACGGTTTAAGCCTGCCGCCTTAGAATCGAAAGAATTTGTAATCTGTGGGGCAGACTCGCAAGCGGTTTATATTTCAACGCCACCCAGCACGCATGCCGCTTTTGTTATGAAAGCCCTAAAGAGTGGTAAGCACGTATTGTGTGAAAAGCCCGCTTTTTTGGACGAGGCTTCGGCCAGGGCGGCAGTAAGGCTTGCAGATGAACGCGAGCTAGTTTTAATTGAAAGTTGGCCGTACACCTTTCACGACCAATGGCGATGGCTTAAGGAGAAAATCCAGAACAAGTTTTTTTATTGTGACGTAGCGTTTGGGGTGCCGATTATTCCAGTTGGGTGGAGAGAGGTGCCGCGAGAACTTGGAGCGATTGGAGATTTTGCTGTATATGCAATTTCGGTTGCCCTGGAAATGGGCGACCTGCCTGTCGAGACTGTTGTCGTCGAAGGCCAATCTCGTAATGGAGTACCCTTTTATCTGGCTGGGACAATTACCACGGCGAAGCAATCCATCGTTTCTTTTCGGGTTGGTTATGGTTTGCAGTTTGTTAGTCGATTGCTTGTTTGGGGAACCGATTTTGAAATCGAACTAGAGAAGGCTTTTAATCCAAGAGCAGAAGAAGTTGTTAGGGTGAGAGAAAGCGTGAATTACTTAACGACGTACCGGAGCTTCCAAAATGACCATTGGTGTCGAATGCTCTCAAAGTTTAGGCGGATGGTGGTAGAGCGTCAAACCAAAGACAACTACAAGGTGATTGAACAGGCTAAAGTGTTAGAAAAATTGAAAAAAAAATGAAAAAAATCTAGTTTACTTTTACTAAACTTTTAGTTTAACGAGTGTATAGGGGCGATTTTAAAGCCCTTTTTTTGTTTTTTGGGTGGCTTATTGATAAGGATCGACAACAAGCGAGACAAAACGAGTTTTTAGAGAGGCATTTTGGCTAAACGCCCTATTCATAAGTATCTACAGGATGACGTATAGCCACGCTATTGAGCGAAAAAGAATCGACCCTTACCTTACTATTCGGGCTTTTTAGGGCTTTATTGCTAAGTAGTCGCAATAACAAGGAAAAACGAAGATTTAGGCATACTTTTTGCTATGCGCAGTGGCCCCTACAAAATAGAGGAAGAAATCGAGTTTAGAGATTGCGCCAAATGCGGCGAAAAATACGGTCGAGTTATATGGAGCGCAGAAAAACTTTGCTACAGGTGTTGGGATGAAACCAGAAGAGAAAGTCAGTCCTGAAACATGGATTGAGTTGGAGAAGATTCACCCGAACGAATGGAACCCAAACGAGCAAGACGAGGTTACGTTCAATCAGTTGGTGAAAACGATTTCGGAGGAAGGGTTTGACCAGCCGATCGTTGTTCACCAGAGGGGCGAGGACGATTACGTCATTATCAAGGGTGAGCACAGGTGGAGAGTTGCGCGGGTACTTGGTTACGACAAGGTGCCCTGTAAAATCCGACATGATTGGGACGAGGCCGAGCAGAAACTTCAAACCGTGAGAGACAACATGCTGCGGGGCGAAGTGAACCGAGCCAAGTTTACCAAATTGGTCAACGAGATTCAGAAAAAGTACGGACTTGACCATGAGGCCCAGGCGGGATTGATGGGCTTTAAAGATATGGAGGAATTTTACAAAAACTACCTCATAGAGAAGGAGCGACGCAGCAAGGAACTCTTGGACGACCTGGCGGCAGTGAAGGACGAGCTGCGAACCCTGGACAACCTGTCAACCGTGATACGGGAGATTTTTACCAACCACCGCGAAGAGGTTGAGCTGAACTTTGCATATTTCATGTTCGGCAGGAAAAAGGTGTTAATGGTTGAGATGGACAAAGACCTCAAAGACCAAATCGAACGCGTGGTTGATTTTAGCAAAGGAAGGAAGGTGAACATCAACCTCGTCCTGTCGAGAGTCATAGCAGACGGGATGAAGGGGATGTGACATGAGCGACGACAATAAATCCAAAAAACAAACCTGGAGAACCACAAGAGAGGAAAGAGAGGAACGAAGACAGAAGGTATTTGAGCTGAGAACACGGCGGCTTTCCCTGAGAGCTATTGCCAACGTACTTGGTGTGAGTGTCGGTACGGTGCGCGATGACCTTGAAAAAATCAAGGCGCTGCACAGAAAGGCTATTGAAAAATACGATGTATGTGCAGAATTGGGAAAAGCTATTGAACAGCTAGACATTGTAGCCTCTGAAGCACTAGGAGATGCTGCGGCTGCGGAAACCGGTTCTCAGGCAAAAGTGAGTGCGCTAAACACCGCACTTCGTGCCTACGACCAAAAGCATAGACTGCTTGTTGACGTGGATTTACTGAAGAATCCGGATATAGCCGAAAGAGACAAGCCTATGAAGATCGACATTACCATCCGGCATCCAGACGAGACAGATGAAGAGTGGGAGAGCTAGGCGGCTGATGAACAATGGCAAACGACACAATGAAGCTGTTCGACGACTACTGGCCGCATCCCCATCAGTACCGTGTGCATACGTGTGGAAAGCGATTCGTCTACGTCATGGCCGGAAGGCGTGGCGGTAAAACCAAGTGTGGGGCACGAGAATTTCTCAGGCGCATTTTTAAGAAATACCGCAAGATAGCGCATCTGCCGTACAAAGCCAAATACGAGATCGCCGGTGGTGCGCCGCGAATAAAACCACGCTTACATTACTGGGCAGTCGCTCCGGATTACAGTCTATCAAAGGTGCAACAAAGGGAGCTTTTTGACGTCTTGCCCCCTGAGCAGATAGCCAAGTGGAAAGCCTCAGACAAAGAGTTGTGGTTAAAGGGCGACATTCTGATTGAGTTTAAAAGTGCGCAGAATCCTGACTCGCTGGTCGCGGTTGGCTTGAATGGAATGTGGGTTGACGAGGTGGCGCGGCTGAGGCCGACGGCATGGAGCGGCAATCTAAGGCCGTGCCTTTCCGATACGGGTGGCTGGGCCATATTTACAACAACACCACTTGGAAAGAACTGGAGCTACGAAGAGATTTATCGGCTGGGAAACCCGAAAGATGCGTTATACGAGCCGGAGTATGCCAATATCACCTGGAGAACAGTCGACAATATACGGGTTCCACTTCTTGCTGATGAAGTTGAAAAAGCCAAAAAGACGATGCCGCTCAAATATTTCATGCGTGAGTATGAGGCGTCGCTAGAGATATTTGCCGGGCAAGTTTATGACAACTGGGAGCCTTACGTTCATAAGGTAGGCGAAAACAACAAGCATGGCATCGTGCGGCCACCTAGGCGGTTTGATAGGTTGATTTGCGGTGTCGATTGGGGATACGCAAACCCCGGCTGTCTTATTTTGTTTGGCGTCAAAGACACGAAACTGAGGGATATAGGTGGAAACAGAATCCCGAAGTTTTGGGCGCTGAGAGAGATTTACAAAAAACGGCTTCCGGTGGTCAGTCCCGATCCCGACGCTGATAGTTGGGTGAAGGAAGCAAAAAATCTTAACGCCTATTGCATGAGAAAGTACGGAAAAGCCGTAGAGGCTTTCTATTGCGACCCCAGCGAGCCAGCATACATAGACTATTTTCTTGAAGCGGACTTACCGGCGCAACCCGCGAACAATGCCGTCGGGCCGGGCATACAAACCGTATCGACGCTGATGGAGCCATACAGTGCCACGGGTACACCGTGGCTTTTTTATGTTGAGGATTCAAACGACGACTATTACGGTTGCGAGAACCTCATAGAACAGAAGGGCTCGTACAGGTTTAAGGAAGACAAGGAAGAGCCGGTTAAAGAAAACGACCACGCCGTCGATGCAGAGAGATATGCTCTGCATACCTATGTGGAAGAGTATGGCATCGAAATCAGAGTCATTGATATTCCGCGCAAGCAAGCGGCCTGAAAACTGGGTACTGCGAATACCGTGTGAAAAATGCGGATTGTACGCATACGTACAGGGCGAGAGGTATATCTGTAAGCCCCAGTACAAACTGTGTGACCAATCATGGACGCTAAGCTGTAAATGCGGCGGCGAACTAGGAAAGGTGCGATCACCAAGTCAACCGAGAATTTTGTGGGTATGTGAGGGGAAAACATGTGGTGGCAAGAAATAATCGTATTTGTGACAAAAGTAGCTGTCATAGTCGCAGCTATTGAAATTTTAATGTGGCGATTTTTTGGAGAGCCAAAAGCTGACTCCGAGAAGGAATAAAACATGGGTCATTTTCATAAAGTGTTGAATCTGATTGAACGCAAGAGTTGGGACCGGGTGTTTCTGCGCAGCAGAGAGTTGGAAATGTTGGGCAAAGACGTGCGGAATCCATACAAAGAAAGTGATATTTATCACTCTTGCATCAAATATACGGCGAGGGCTTTGTCGCAACTTCCCTGGAGAATTATAGAGGTACGGGGTCAAGGCGAGAATGTAGAGGAAATCAATATAGAAGACGAAAATCACGAGGCCCGAAAGCTGTTTCGACAACCGAACGAAACCATGAGCCGCTATGATTTTTGGGAAGCCCTCTACACGTACTATCTCGACCAGGGAGAGAGTTTTGTGGTGCCGTGGCCCCCATTGACTATGGCGAAAGGGAGGTGGCCAGAAGAGTTGTTTGTTATCCATCCGCAATACATGGAGCACGTACTTCATCCGCAGACAAAGCGGCTAATTGGATGGAACTACAAGCCCGGCGGAAGAGAGGTTATTAGGTTAGACGTAAAAGAGGTTTTGCACTGGCGAAATTTCAATCCATACGATCCCTATCGCGGGTTGAGGCCGATTGACATTATTCGCATAGCTGTTGACTCCGACCACAAGGCGGCGAAGTATAACGAGACATTCTTTGAACATGGAGCCATAGTTTCCGGAGTTATAGAAACCAAGAACAAATTCACCAAAGAACAGGAAGAGAGGTTTAAGGCCCAACTGGAGCAGCGCCACATGGGCTATTTGCGCTCTCATAAATGGCTGATTCTCGACAAGGGAGCCGAGTACAAAGAGGCCGGTCTAACACAGAGGGACATGGAGTGGATTGAGGGAAGAAGGATTTCTGCCGAAAGAATTATGCAGATGTTTGGCATGAAAAAAGCCGTTCTGTCGGTAACCGACGACCTTAATTACGCCATAGCCAAGGAGCAGAAAAAATCGTGGTGGACCGACACTTTGTCGCCGCTGGCCCGGATGGTACAGGATCAATTCCGGCTGAAGTTTTGGTCTGCGATGCCACAGGAAAACCTGAAAGCGTATTTTGACCTTACGGTGGTTGACGAGTTGCAGGAGGATTTCAACGAAAAGGTCGAGGCAGGATACAAGCTGTGGCAAATGGGCTTTACGGCAAACGAGGTCAACGAAAGGATGGCGCTGGGATTCGAAGAGAAAACCTGGCGCGACGCGTGGTGGGCTCCGTCCACCGTAATGCCGATTGGTGAAACCGCACAGGAAATACCACAGATGCTCCCGCCGCCGCCTGAACCCGAACCAGAAGAAGAGGAAGAAGAGGAAGAAGAGGAAGAAGAGGAAAAGATCACACGCAAGCACGCTGGTTTAATCGAATCCAAGAAAAAATGGCTGTGGTGGAGTGATTCGCTAAAAGAAAAGGTGTGGCTCAAGTTTGTTGCGAAAACAGAACCGCTGGAGAAAAAGTTTGAAAAGAAAACCCAGCGACTGTTTTTTGAGATGCGCAAGAAAGCACTAGCCGCACTCAAGGAGCCAGAAAAACATGCCAAGGGGATCGACGAACTAAGCAACCTCACATGGGAAGAGGAAAAGAAAAATGTAACTCAGTATTCGATGCCGCTTTATAGTGAGGCCATGGAAACGGGTTTTGCGTTTATGGGCGAGCTTATAGGGGTAGACGACTTGAGCTGGGAGATAACCTATCCGCAAGCTATGGAATTTGTGGCACAGAAGTCTTTAAAGATCAAGGGCATAGTGGATACGGTTGACAAGCAAATAAAAGGTGTTGTGCGGGACTCCATCGAAAACGGCTGGAGCATAGACAAGACGGCTGATGAATTGAAAACTCTTTTCAACTTTGCCAACAAACGTGCAAACGTGATCGCCCGAACCGAGGTTATTGGTGCGGTTAATGCCGGTGAGCACATAGCGATGAAAGAAGCCGGAATCGAGTATCGAATGTGGCTTACCGCACGCGATGAAAGGGTGCGAGATAGCCACCGGGCAGCCGATGGTCAAATAAAACAAATAGACGAGCGGTTTAATGTTGGCGGATATAAGCTGATGTACCCCGGTGATCCGGGTGGTCCGGCCAGCGAGATTATCCAATGCAGATGTATTCCGCTTCCGGTGGAAAAGCCTGTGGATGAGGAAGAGGTCGAGAGTACCGTTATTCCTAATACTCCTGCGCAGTATGCGATCTCTACTAAAAAACGGCAAAAAGAAAAAATGACTTTGAGAGCGGAAAAACGTGGCATGACCCTAAATGAATACAGGACTGCTTGCGATAGACACATCAAAGACCTTGTTAATAACTCGTCAGTATGGATGCGACGCTCGGAAATGAGTATTCATAAAATACTTGAAGATGGACGATTCAAAACGCAGTTTGAAGTTAAGAGGTCTGGTGGTTTACTCGATAATGGCATTAGGGAGACATTTGAGAAAGATGTGCTTGGAATACCTAGAAATATAGATGTTAAAAAACGTCCTGTGTACGGATACTTATCAGCCGATCCGAATGGTATGGTACTTGAAGAAGTTAAAAGACATTTACGAATAACGCAATATGGCGAAGTTGCTATTAAATTCAAGGATTCCGTGAAAAGTAGAGCCAGCTTTGTTATGGGTGACACGCTTGCCGAAACTGGATGTGGGAACAACGCTGTTTTTCGACCGATGCCAGTAAGAAAACCTGGATTTGAAGCAGGGTATTATGAGGGAAAATTTGAGCCGCTGGAATATGTAAGCATTGATAAAGTTAAAAGTAAAGCTGGTATTGTCCAGAATGCGCATAATTATTGGGAAACCCAGATATTTAACGGTCTTACTCCGGATGATATAGAGGAAATCGTTTTCCATTGGAAGCCAGGACCGCAACTCCAAGAGAAACTGAATAGGCTTGGTATTAAATGGCGTCATCTTGAAAAAGAGATTTATGGGAGAACGCAATGAAGATTATTGCAAGAGTAGCCGGAACACAGATGTACCTCGTGTCTTTAAGTGGTCAGTTGACGAAGAATACTGAAGGATTCATTGCCGATATAAACCGTGGCATGCGATACCAGATTGAAAATCTGCAAAGTCTTCTCGCCAGAGGTTACTGGGAGCCGGAAGATCACGATGACGATAAGCTGAAAGAACTCATGGCACTTGAGGAATTTCAACCAGATGAGGAAGAAGAGTCGAGATCGGGTGAAGGTGATTTTGTCGAAGCCATACGGCAACTCGGCGACCGGCTGGAGCAGTCTTTGGTAAACCGGCCACAACTGATCCACGTCGAAATGCCAAGACCGCGAAAGCAAGTCAAGCGGGTGATACGGGATGAATCGGGGCAAATTCTGGCAATAGAAGAGGGGGAAATAGACAATGAGGATAATGGTCAGTTGTCCGAGTAACAGGTATCCGGATTGGGATATGATGGCAACGTTGCACCAGGCAATCTTCGTCGCCCTGCATCAAGGGTATATGGTGGATTTCCGGGTGCCGAATTTTGGTACGTCGAACATGGCGTTTGCCAGACAAAAGGAACTCGCCAGATTTCTCAAGACCGGAGCAGATTTCCTGTTTATGGTGGATGATGACGTAAGCGTGCCTAAACACACGCTTACCAGATTGGCCTCACATGACAAAGACATAGTAGGGGGGGTGGTAAGAAAAAAGCAAAAGATGTGTCAGGTGTGCGCAGATGTTGTTGGTAGCTTGGATGACAACCTGAGAAAGAAAAGGATGGTAAGGGCAAACAGTGTTGGAACTGGCTGCACGATGGTAAAAAGAGCCCTGGTTGAACGGATGATAGGGCACTTTCCGGAACTAGAGTACGATCTCAACGGCGAAACTCACTATGGGTTGTTTATGCCGATGATTGTCGACAGGCGGATAATTCTCTGCGATTACGCATTTTGCGAGCGGGCGAAAACGGTCGGGGCGGAGATATGGCTCGACCATGAGATTCTCTGTACTCATTGGGGCCGGATAGGATTTGGGTTCGGTCAAGGGGGTGAAGATGCAAGACCTTAGTTTTTACGAAGAGTTGGAAAAGTGGGATTTCTGCGCAAAGATTTCACCGATGCTCAATAGCGGGGCCATGTTTTTCGACCCGAAAACCAGACTGCTTACCATGACCACGGTAATCAACCCCGACACGCAGTGGATATACGTGCGGGATAATTCGGAAGAGCAGATGCGGTGTAGGTTGTGGCTTCAGATATGGCATCAATTTTTCAAGATCATCCCGGCTCACTGCATGCAGTGTTATAAGGTGGTTGTCAAGCTGGACACAGTGGAAGACCTTTTTAAAATGCAGGAAATCCAGGAGCGGATGGGACGCAGGGCAAAGTGTGGGTACGAAACGCGAGAGTATGTCGAGGGGTTGTATAGCGGGTATTTTTACTGTCGCGGCTTGGAAGAGGGAAAACAGGTTCACGAAAAAGTATGCCACTGGCTTGATACGTTTGCGGACTTTACGACGCCGTGCGTATCCAAGAAGCCTTTGGGCGAAAGCGCTACGGCAATTCTCAAAAGAGCCTGCACCGAGATGGAGCGCGATCACGGCCCGTCGAGCAAATGGGTATTGTCGGACGATGACAGGAAATGGTATCGGATCGTTATGGAAAGCACCGATCCGCTTATGACACTAGAGGCAAGTCAACCAAGTGTGGTTAAAAACCACGTCAAGATGCGCTGGTTAAAATTTGCATCACAACATAAAGACAAAACGGCTAGGATTTTCAACAACAACAAACCATTGCACGTTGTTGTTGAGACTTACCATGACCAGGAGGATTAAACGATGACTCTTTTAGTACCAGATGTTGGTGAAGCAGAAATGCTCACCCGGATTTTGAAGGACGTGGAAAACAGCGTCCTGAAGCTCTACACGAACGATCATAGTCCGGCTGAAGCCGATACGGTTTCAGCTTACTCGGAGGCAAGTGGCAACGGTTATGCCGAAAAGGTCTTAACCAAAAGTTCATGGTCGGTTGCCACGTCGGCTGGGACAACTGAGGGCGATTATGCTCAGCAGACCTGGACGTTCACCGGAGCCTTGGGAAACGTGTATGGGTATTACATTACTAATGCCGCAGAAACTACCCTTCTGTGGGCGGAACGGTTTACGGACGGCCCATACAATATACAAAACAACGGCGACCAGATCAAAGTCACTCCTAAAATTCAGTTGGCTTAATCGGGTGTGCGCACAAATGCAGGCCGCACTCTTCGGGGTGCGGCTTGTATTTTGGAGATGCTATGAAAGTGGTATTGGACTTGCCGAATTGGGTAAAGGAACGGCACATAAAAATCTTTGCCGGAATCGAATTGGTGGCCATGAAGTACGCACACGAAAATTTCTGGAAGGTAAAGGATCAGCGGTGCAACATGTGCGGTGAGTGCTGTCGTGGCTTTAAGGGCGGACAAGATCATTATTTTCCGGTTGTGGATGGCCACTGCATCCACCTTGTTCCGGAGCCAGGAACAAAGGACAAGTTCCGCTGCAACATAGCTCTGAAAAGGCCATTTCCCTGTATGTGGGACCCAAGAGGTAAAAAGGCGGAGAAGTGTTCGATAACTTACGTGGAGCAATCCGGTAAATGAAGATCGTTTGTTGTAAATGCAGCCACAAGTACGACGCCCGGTTTTATGAATGCGACAAGGTAAGTACGCCTATTGTCGAATGCCCTAATTGCGGGCTGAAACACGCGGTGGAATTTACTCCTTTCGCGAGCGAAACCGAAGACCTGAAAGAGGTCGAAGAGGTAAACCTGGGCGGCGGGCCGTACTATGCGGTTATGGGCGGCAGTCGCATTTTGAGTATCGACGGCACAACGGATCATTCGGGTTCCGATGGCGGCGATGTATCGGATTGGAGCCACGGCGATAATTTTATTGTGGCGGTTTTAATTCATTCGGGCGGCAAAGAAACAGAGGCTTCAACGTACAAACTAAGGTGGCGCGATGCCTCTGACGAGGGAGCTTTTGCCGATCTTGCCGATACGGGTGAAATGAATTACACGGCCAGCCAAGCAAGCTGGAGCCACGGTGACGAAGTAACGTCCGCACAGAGAAAATGCACCACGGAGGGCGACACTTGGCAGAATGGCGAAAGGGTTAAAGGACAGGTTTTAAGTGATTCGATCGATTTGCCGGATGATTACGAAACGGAAATTTGGTTCGGGATAAACCCGGCTACAGCCGACGATTTGCACGATTACGAATTTGAATTGTATTCAACGGCTCAGGGTGCTTCCTTGGGTACGTGCGGGCCAGACACGTTAACCCTGACCATGATCGAAGCGGCCCCGGAAACGGGATACGCCTGGGGTGAAGAAAGTCCCGGTACTGGCTACAAAGCAGTATCCTGGCAGAACATGTATCCAAACCCCTCGGTAGTGGACGGCCCGGACTACGGCAAACTGGAAGTACCTGACCAATTCAGACATAGCCCGGTGAAATTGGTTGGTGGAGACAAAACGTACTCTGTCAATTTAAACAAATACGGCAGCGGATCGGGAAGTGTGGAAGCATGGGTGAGGGGGGCGGATGCAAGCTGGACGGACGTTGATACCTTGGAGGTTGCGTGCGGTAAGTATCACGCGCTCGCCATTAAAACCGACGGTACGTTGTGGGCGTGGGGTCGCAATTCTTACGGCCAACTCGGTCTGGGCGACACAACTTCCCGGTCTTCTCCGGTGCAAGTGGGATCGTTAACGAATTGGAGTCAAACATCGGACGGGTACGGTCACGCCTTAGCCATTAAAACCGATGGCACTCTGTGGGCATGGGGCCGCAACAATTACGGCCAACTCGGTTTAGGTGACACGACCGGACGGTCGTCGCCGGTACAGGTTGGATTGTTGGCGAATTGGAGTCTAATATCTAGCGGGTACGACCACTCTCTCGCCGTAAAAACCGACGGCACGTTATGGGCCTGGGGTGCCAATACCTATGGCGAACTTGGCTTAGGCGACACAGCCCCTCGGTCTTCCCCGGTACAAGTCGGAGCACTGACAAATTGGAATCGAATTGGTGTTGGTTATTACCACTCCCTCGCCATTAAAGCCGATGGCACTCTGTGGGCATGGGGCCGGAATGACACAATGGGGCAACTCGGCCTTGGTGATACAACCAGCCGGTCATCGCCGGTACAAGTGGGAGCACTAACAAATTGGAATCGTGTTAGGTGTGGCGACTACCATACCCTCGCCATTAAAACCGACGGTACGCTTTGGGTGTGGGGCCGCAACGACAAAGGCCAACTCGGCCAGGGCGACATAACTCCCCGATCTTCTCCGGCACAGGTTGGAGCACTGACGAATTGGAGTCAGACTCCGAACACCACTGACCATACCATCGCCATTAAAACCGACGGTACGTTGTGGGCGTGGGGTTACAATGCAAGCGGCCAGCTTGGCTTGGGTGATACAACCAGCCGGTCATCGCCGGTACAAGTGGGATCGCTGGCGAATTGGAGTAAGGTTGAGTGCGGCGACTACTTCACCTTCGCCATCAAAACTGACGGCACTCTATGGGCGTGTGGCGAGAATATGTATGGCCAGCTCGGCAAGGGCGATATAATTTACCGTTCTTCTCCGGTACAGGTGTCCGGGATAAAGACGTGGGCGAATCTTCTCCGGTACTACGCTAATGTTGCGATTTGCAAAGGTGACGGCACGTTGTGGATATGGGGCCGCAACGACTACGGCCAACTCGGTCTGGGCGACATAACTCCCCGGTCTTCTCCGGTGCAAGTGGGATCGTTGGTAACGTGGCATAAAGCTGGCTCCGGCATTTATCACTCTGTTGCTATAAAAATCGATCGTACATTGTGGGTGTGGGGTGCCAACGCATACGGCCAACTCGGTTTAGGTGACATAACTCCCCGATCTTTTCCGGCACAAGTGGGAGCAATGACGAATTGGAGTCAAGTCGCCTGCGGCGGTACTCACACCGTTGCCGTAAAAACCGATGGTACTCTATGGGCCTGGGGTGCCAATACCTATGGCCAGCTCGGTTTAGGTGACATAACTCACCGATCTTCGCCAGCACAAGTGGGAGCACTGACAAATTGGAGTCAAGTCGCCTGCGGCGGTACTCACACCGTTGCCGTAAAAACCGATGGGACACTGTGGGCGTGGGGCCGTAACAACTACGGCCAACTCGGCCAGGGGGATATAACCGATCGGTCTTCGCCAGCACAAGTGGGAGCACTGACAAATTGGAGTCAAGTCGGTTGCGGCGCTGGTCACACCCTCGCCATTAAAACCGACGGTACATTGTGGGTGTGCGGTAGTAACGACTTTGGTGAACTCGGTCAAGGCAACAGCGGCGCTGGGACCCACCGTTCGTCGCCGGTACAGGTTGGATCACTGACGAATTGGAGTCAAACA